GTAGGTGTTGGGGTGGAAGTAGGTGTTGGCGTAGGTGTTGGAGTTGGGGTAGGAGTAGATGTTTGACATCTTGGAGTTCCTGCAAGAAGTTGTGCTACTGCGTCTGAAGCAGAAATTATACTATAATATCCACTTGTAACAGTTCTTGTGCTAGTACTAATTGTAAAAATTGAACCAACAACTGCGGGGGTGACTGTAGTTGAACTATCGTATGCGGGTGCACTTACACAAGTATCATCTTGAAAATCAGTGGTTGTTGTTGCAAGATAATATGTGGTAGTTGGTGCTGGAGTAGGTGTAGGCGTTACTCCAGTTGGTGTTGGTGTAGGAGTTGGCGTAGGAGTTGGTGTTGGTACACCACTACACTCTGGAACTGCTGCAAGAAGTTGGGCTACTGCATCTTCTGCAGAAACAGTACTAATATATCCAGTAACTAAAGTTCTAAATCCTAGACTAACAGTAAATGCTTGTCCAACTGGGTCTGTTGGGGTTGATGTTGACGAACCAACAAATGCTGGGGCACTTAAGCACAGATCATCTTGAAAATCTACTGTAGCCTCTGCACGATAGTATATTGCAGGAGGTGTTCCAAGAACATTTGATTCTACCTGTACGGAAGTTCCACTAGAATTAGTTGCAGTTGCATATGCAATAAAATTATATGGGGGCTCTGAAAGATCGGTTTCTGTTATTAAATAACTAACAGTATTATTACTTGGTGGGCTATTAGTTGCTTTTAAAATATTATAGGAACCAGGTGTGCTACCTGCCCAGATTGCTACATTATAAGATGTTGGCGAGTTAGTCCAACCAGTAGTTGTTGCGGTAATGGTTGATCCTACAGCACGAGTGCCCGTCAATGTTACCGTACCATTTTGCGGAATACCATCTGGAAGAGTAACCAAAACGCTATCGCTATTACTAGTACTGCTAGAATTGTCTACATTTGCTATTGCTGTTACAGAAAATCTAAAATACATTGATGAAGAGGTAAACTGTGTACTTAATACATACATACTTACTGCTTGATTATTTACTATAGATCCAGTTTCTAGGGTAGTCCAATCACTATTATTTGGAGAATATTCAAACTTGTAGGTTTGACTAATAGTTCCACCACCACTGTATGACCAAGTTCTGTTTAATCCGCTTAATTGAAACCTTGTATATCCAGATACGTTTTCCCACTGTCCAGCACTAACAACTACCTTCTGATTAATAACTGGTCCAGGAGTTGATACACCAAATATAAGTCTCCAACCATTGTCATTTTTTACAAATGCTTTAGTTACATTTCTCCAAGGGGTAAAGGTGTTTGCATCGCCTAATTTTAATTTTAAGGCAGTGATACTTCTCCAAGGTGTAAAAGTGTTTGGATCCCCAAGTTTCAACTTGATTGCCATAGTAAAACCTTAACTATCGCTGAGTGGATCATATACAAGCAATACAGCACCTTTAGGTGCAGATGGAAATACTCCAGAGTTGTATTGTCCTTGTGTAATAGTATACATATTTCTTAGTCCACCCGACCTGTAGTCTTGCTCACTATTACTATAATCTCCTGAGATTTCTGCATTTTTTGCTACTTCAACTTGACGACCTGGCTGCCCTAGATATATTCTAGCAAACCCTACAACTGTGTCCGTTGTTAAAATTGTTTGATTATTTGTTTTGTCTGCAATAGTAAAGTCAGTACCAAAAACGCTAGTTACTGTGTAGTTACCAATATTTATTCTACCACTTCCCGCTGCTGTAATGGCCTCTCCATTAATCGTCCATCCATTAAAAACATTATTAATATTGTATTGACCAATGTATCCACTTTCTGCTTTTATTGTTCCTGAAATTTCAGCATTAGTTGCAAATACTTTTCCGCCCAAAGTTACTCTAAAATTATTTATAGTATCTGCAGGAGTTGATCCAGAGCCTGCCCAAAATACAACATCGTCAAGTGTGCTAGGACTATTAATTCCTGCCCTATTGTTAGCAACATTACTATTAGAAACATAAATATGTCCAGCACTTGAATCTAAAATTATGTTTGCATCACCATCACGCTTTTCAATTGTTAAATCTGATACCTTCCATCCACCAATATTTCCTGCAGTAGTTGCAAAAACAGAGCCGTCTGCTAATGGTGTTGTCAACATTTGTGCATATCCACCACTTGCATTATATGCTGCTACACCAGATGAGTTAAAGATGGTTCTGATGCCAGAACTTACAGTCCCTCCAGAACCTAATGCATAAAGTGATCCTCCACTTAGTTGCACATTGCCCGTAAATTCTCCTGAGTCTGCTGTTATTTTTCCTTGAATATCTGCACCCGTTGCAGTAAATGTTCCATCATTTTTAACAGTAAACAATCCACCTGCACTAATAAGATTGCTTGATGCATTACCGTTGCCTATGATAGTAATATTTCTAGCAGTAACTGCCCCTGCTGAAGTTACTGTAAAGTTTGCTGATGTATTTCCACCAGTTACATCACTACCCGCCCAAAATGCGTAAGGTCCTGTTGCCGATAAACCAGTATATTTTGTAGGGGCTCCAGCAAGTGTATTTTCAATTTTAGTTTCTGTTATATTCCAATCAGCAATTTGTGCCTGTGTGGTAATAAAGGTTGGTGTACCAGCAGAAGCGTTTGAAACTATTTGTGTTGATGGGGAAGTATTTGTAGCATCAAATGCAAATATACCTCCAGATTTAAATAGTGTTCTTGTTCCAGTTGTTGGACTATTGCCAGCATAGATAACTGCATTTTCACCAAAAGTAATTGGATTTTCAAACTCTGTTATTTCTCCTGGGTTAACTGGTATAACAGTTCCTTCTGCAGAATAGTTTGATGTATTATTAAAATCATCATAGTATCTAATTTTAATATAAACAGTAGCATAGTTTGTATCTACAATAACAGCAGGGCTTAATCCAGCATATACAACATAGGTATCATCTGTTGGATCTCCAGACCACGGGGTATCTTTAGCATACACCTCTGCAAATACAGCACCCGTAGGTAGAGTAAAGTTTACAGAGTAAGCATTAGTTAATGGCACAGTAGTAAATGTGGGCGTAATTCCTGCTAATGGATTTGTTCTTGCTGGTACTGTAAATGATACTCCAGCGCTTCTATTATCTACAGCATCAATACTTTTTAAAAGTCCAGTAAAGGATCCATAGTGTTCGCCAAACTGATCAAATAAATCTCTTTTAGTTATGATTGTGCTTTGGCTTGTACCAGTTCCTGTTGGGAATCTATAAAAATATCCGACCAAATTGTTAGGCGCTGTAAGTTGTATCTGAACTCTTTGTGCAGCATCTGAAGATGGTAGGGTGTAACTAACTACAACATTGTCTCCTGACCAAACGGCAGATACTGCTGTTACTTCGCTTGGTGGAGTATTATCAACGGTTATTGGACTTGTTGGTGTAACTTTTTGTGCTGCAGAAAAATCTGTTGTATTTCCAGCATCTGATGTAAATCGTGCCTTAACCCATCTTGGATTGTAGTTTGGTGTAATTACGATTGCTGGATTCAAATTTCCAAAATATGATCTCGTATATGTTACGCCTGTTGGCTCTGTTGTGCTATTTGACTCATATTCAACTAATTCAATTGCATCATAAACATCTTGTGTTGGCACTGTATATGCAACGCTATATCCATTACTAATAGAGGTTACAGTAATGACTGGTACTGGTAAGTTTAATACATAGGTAGGTATATTTGTAACACATACCTTGCTACTTTCGTTATAATATGGATCAATTGTAATCACACATATCGAGGAAATATTTGTTCTAAAAACACCGAATGTATTAATGTTAATAGTTTTTGTGACTCTAACACTCTGCGCTGTTCCAGTTCTATTTGGTACAAAAGATGTTAGTGGTGTTCTTTCTGTTACCCCATCTACTGTTAACTCAAGAATAAAATGTGAAACAAGTTTACTAAATGCATTTGTATAATCCCAGTCAAATGTTACTACTAGATCTTCTCCATCCCAAGTGGCTTGAGCATTGGTTACTGCTGTTGGAGTAATATATCCTTCACGCCACCTTGTTGGTGGTCCACCGTCACTAGATGGTACAAAGACTGATCTCGGGACTGCAGACCTATCTGTAGGGCTTGTAGAGGACACTCCAGACTGTCTGCCTGGAGTAGTTCCTCCAGCAATTAAAGACTTTCCGTCAAGACCAACAATATCAACTTCAGCACCTTGACGTGACTTAGTATTTGATATTTTATCCCATGCTACTCTTGGGTCATCAGCACTAATAGGAACTGTTGGATTTTTTGCAACAGACTTGCTACTCCTATATTGTGATTTCATTACTAGCCCTAATTACTTTGGACCTATTGCTTGCCAACTTATATAAAAAGATCCAGTTAGTTCATCTATTGGCGCTGTTGTTCTAATGTTTGCCCTTGAAATTCTATACTCAAATTTTTCTGCCGTTACAGCAAAAATATGCACAATAGCATTATAGTTTGTATCTTCTAAATTATTATAACTATTGTGACCAAACTGTACTGTTGCATTTACGATTGGTCTTCCGCTAAAAACTGTTGTTCCATCGTCTACAAATGGGATTGTACCGTGAACTAACTGATCATCAAAATCTGTAGGATCGGTAGCAATTGTAACTTTAAATCTACCATATAGTATTTTTTCTGTGCCAGAATTAAACTCGTGAACAACATCATTGTCGCCGTTCCAATCAACTGGTCCTGATGCTGATGCTGAAACTCCGAAGTTGTTTGTAATGGCATTTATACTGTCTGTATGTTGATTAACCACATTGATTAACTGTTGCCATGCAGCAAGGTCAACGATGTTTGGATCTGATATTTTAACGAATGGCATGTTATTCTCCTATTTTATTAATTATACCACAGCACCCGATTGGAGCCTGTTCATTGTTATCTTGGTTTCTAAGCCTGTAGAAAAAGAGTGCTCTACAGAGTTAACGAAGTACTTCTGATCACGAATACCCTTGAGGTAGTAGGTTAGTGTGATAATGTCTCCCACCTGAATTAGTGGATTACCAAAAATATCAAGGGTTACGGTCTTTGAAAATCCTTCGATTCCCATAGATATAATCTTAAGCATTCTTTGTGCTGCCTGCTTTGATTGAATCCATTCTGAGTCTAACTGTGCTACTTCGGATATATTAGAGGGATCAATAACTACCTCCAAAATTTCTGGGTCTGATGGTGCCACAATTTCATGAGTCCACAAATTTAAGTTAATAGTAAAATTATCAAGTGCATCTGCTTCTTTATGTAAAAATACCATGTGTGGGGAATTATTAGCGATTGCCATCTTTGCTCTAAACCCAGTATTCAGTGGGGTTGAATATGAAATAGAATACTCATCAATTAACTTCTTTTGATAATTTCTTTGATCTTGTGGATTAGTTCCAGGGAAGTACGTCCACATATATTCTACTGGAAGAATATCAACAGAGACTGCTGCAGGGGTTGTATACTGAACATCATAATAATTAATACCAGAAACTTCTGGAGTTGTTTGCATAAGGTATGTTGTTGAATTTGTATATAATGGCTGACCTTGTACAAGACCATTTAAAAATTCTCTATCTTGATAAAAATAACTAACGCTTCTTTCCCTAAGAGGTTTTTGTGTTGCATGAATTTCTCTTAAATAAGATGCTGACACACTTAGGTTAGGTTCAGGATATGGAGTATGCGGTGGGTAAATACCTCCAAAAGATATTGGGGAAAGTGTTGTATGAAATCCAAACTTAGTTCCAGATTCAACATAGTCAGTAAAGTATGGCTTTTGTCTCATACCAGTATAAATATTTAAAGAGGTTGGCTTCCATCCTGATCCAGTAGGGTTTGTATCTTCATCATAGTCATCTTCTTTGCCTTCATTCCAACCAGTGATTTCAACATTATTTAAAAATATAGATATGATTCTTTTTGGATCAAGTGTTGTTCCAGCCTCGCCGTCTGATCCATCTGATACATAGTGAACTACTTTTAAATTAAAAGCGGTATTTTGAACATATGAATATTGATAGACACCATCAACTTCTGTCTTTTTGATAATCTTTGGAGTATTGTCAATAATACTATTGCACTCTCCAGTAACCTCAGACCAATATCCTTCTGAACTTGTTGTATTATAAACATACAAAACATACTTATATTGAGGTGGGTCATATAAAACTGACGTTCTTGGATTTTTTTGATTGAACCTAACTAATTCAACATAATAAGCATTTTCTGAATTAGAAGCAGAAGTCATATTAAAAAATAATCCCGCAGAACAGGTTTGTTGGTCCTCAAACTCAAATTTAACTGAATATGTTTGATATCCCCTAGACACTTCACTGGTTGGATATATTAAAGTCTTTCTTCCAATTACAGGAGACATAACCTGAATCTTGTCAATGCTGGGAAGGCTTGGCTCAATGTCATGATCATCAACAATAGATGTAAGTCCAGGGGAAGATGAAATTTCTCCAGTAGCGTCATTAAGAATTTTTTCAGATAAAGACTTGCTGGCAAGGGTAGTTATTCTCTTATGATCTGTTGGAACTGTTCCAAACAAACCACGCTGGACATTGGTAATATTTCCAGTAGGACTGATTACAACATCATAGTCTTTCTTTTCTGTTCCGTCTGTTGTCAATAGTTCAACATTATTTTCTTTAGTAAATCTATTGATTTCAGACTGTAACTCTAAATTATTTTTAATTGAAACTGTAGTTGGTGTGCCATCTATTTTAGAAATATCATACTCTTTATATAGAAACGAAACAATTTCGTTATCAATAAATGCATACCCATTAGCATCCCTATTGAATGTATGGAAGATGTCTAGCAAGTCATTTACATTTAACTGCATGTAGTTATCATTTTTTAACATATCCCCTTCAAGATAATTAAATCCTACAGAGTCAATTGTTTGCTGCTGCCAAACAACATCGTTTGATGTACTATAAATAAAAGAAGGAGAATTTTTTATAGATGGATCTGTTACATTTTGTAAAGATGGAGACTGCTTAACCTTTGGAGACTGATATCGCAAAGATATCTTTCCTGGCTTTGCATTATTAGATATAGAAAATCCACCTTGCTTAACATTAAAATCTGATACATTCATTAAAGAAGGACTGGATGCAAGAATTTGATATAAGTCTAAAAACTGCATTACACCGTATTCATCAATATATGCACCAATTTGATAGGCAGTAAATAACTGATTAAGGGTATCTACAATTGTTGAGTCTTTAGAGTTACAATAAAAATATGAAACATCCATAGGCATCGCCTTGCTGTTACATACCTTATATAGTGCATCATAATCATAATCTGTAAATCCAGCACAATCTAGAATATTAGTTATAATCTCAAACACTGTCTTCAAATTTGCTACATAATCTGGTGATGGGGTTGCCTGCAAATATCTTGTCACATCAAAGCACTGAATTGAAATGCTATTTATATCTGACTCATCCCAAGAGTCTGAATAGAATACTCCACCAGGGATGTGTGCGTTAGAGGTTTGTATTACATTTGAAGATATATCGCTATAAGATAGTAAATTAAAATGAACATAAAATTTAATATTTTTTCTTAATATGCTTGATAACAAGGTAGATGTTTCATCACTTTGACTTGAAAAAATATTTACCAACTGATTGTTATAAAAAAGCGGTATTCCAGACAAAGTGACATTACATGTGTTAGAGTTAATAGAAGAGATTGGAAGAAGGCTATTCTGTCCATCAACAGATTTTTGAATATTTACAGATTCTACAAAGTTGGATAAGTCAACCTCAAGCCTTGGTGAAACCTCGATAAGTTGCATTCTGTCAAAATCGGACACTGCCTCTGTACTAGTAAAACCATTAAATGGAGATCTCAATGTTTTATTAATCTGTGTAACACTGATCTTTGTTATTGTTGTTGTTTTACTAATAGTTCCGTCTGTATTAAACTGTGGCATTTCTGACCACTTGGTGGCTGTCCATGCAGATCCTGTCCAGTATAGTGTTAATAGTCCTGTGGCAATACCCTCCGTATTTAAGGGAAGGTTAATTACATGGCTACCATCAACAGTAATTAAATTATCATTAATATTTATGGTTATGGTTGGTACTGTTACCAATGTATTAAACTTAAGAACAAGTTTATTGGTTAAGATAGGCTTTTCATATATGCCAGTTACAACCCTTCCTGAAGTTTCTGAAACAAAGTATTTGTATGAAGATATGTCTGTAGGAAGAGAAGCCTTCAGTGTTGGCACTGTAGGAGAAACAAAAAAGAATGATGGCATCTGTACGATAGAATTTATTGATGAATATGTTGGAATTGTGTAGTTCTTAATTGTAGGTGCAGTAATTTTTCTATAGTTTGTTGGAAAAGAGCAGTTGGTATTTCCAGATCCTACATACGACTCCCCTGGTCTAAAATGAGTAAAAACACTATCCGTTGGCCAAAGTTGTCCATACTTATAATCACTATATGATGTTTTATAAACTTGTGGTACTGTAAAAAATACTATTGGATTAACTTGCATATCAGCCAAAGCATTTGCATTAATTGTATAGGTAAAAGAAGAAATACCACTTATTTCATTTTGTGGAACTCCAATATAGGTAATTATTTTGGTCCAACCTAAAGAACTTACCTCTTCCTGTGAAGACCCGTATGCAGTTGATCCATCAGTTGCAAATGCGGTAATAGCAATAGGAAGTGATGTATCTGTCTTAACATATGTAATAATTTTATATGCTCTGCCATTATCTGCAGATACGGTATATGTTACAGATCCTTTTTCATTTGACATGCTAAACTGATTGGTTGTAAAGTTTGGCTTTGCCGAAATACCTGCAGATAACACAGTGCCAGATGTTAGGGACACAGGTCTTGGCGTTCCTAAATCTGCAACAGTAATGTACGGTGGATTAAAAAGATTTTGATTCCATTCAGCAGAAACTACTGGTTTTAAAGTAACAGAATCTGAAGAGGTAAAGACTGATGAACCCACTGTGTTTAACATTATATCTCCGTAAACTCAATATCAATATCTACGTAATCAGATATTCTTGTTCTTTTCCTTAGTGTTTTAGAAAAATTTGTTATAAATACCTGATATGTGTTAGAGCCTGTAGAAGATGTTTTAAAACTATTATTAGATGGAATTGTTCCAGCAGTGGTTGATGCATCAATCTCTGATTCAATTATTTTAATGTGAATTGGAATGCCCACATTTGCTTTATAAAATGCTTCTATCCAAGAAGCACCGTAGTTATTATCAACCATTTCAGATGGGTTGGTTGGCAAGAATTCCCAAGAGGTTGAAATCTTATTTTTTTGAGCAACAACATATTTTCTTAAACTTCCATTAGACATGCGGTTTTGGGTCTCTATTAATTCTGGGGTAGACTCAATCGGGGCTCTATTGTGATCTGTTAAATCATACCAAGTAGAGCCATTAAGGGATACCGAAATACCAGACTTTAAAGCATATGCCATTATCTACCTACCGAATTACTCTTGTTATTTCTTTGTGAAACAAGGCTGATCTTCTTCATTACCTGGCTTGCAATATCATCTGCTGTTGCATTGTTTCCGTTTACAGTCATCTGAATATTATACACTGAACCAGAGGAGTCTGTTGTACTTGTTGGCCTTCCACCAAAAGCACTTGCTGGACTAATACCTGCAAACTGCGGTGTATATCCATATGTTGGATTAAATGAACCTAACTGACTTAATCCTAGCATTCCTTGGTTTAGACTTGATTGCATTAATGCTTGCTGTGATTTATCCTTAATCTTAGATCCACTAAGAATTTTTAATGCCTGTTGCATTGTATTAACTTTACCTGAGAAATCTGTGCCTGCTCCTTCTCTTGCAAACTGTGATGTTTCAAAGGATTGCTCTTGTCCCAATATTGCTGCACCAATATAATCTCCAGAAATCTTGGCTTCGGTTTGTCTCTTCTGAAGATCCATCAATCTCTTTTGATAATTAAACTGTCTATCAAGTTCATTATTAATTTCTTCCAAGAACTTCTTTGGCTCTGTCATTGCAGATGTTAGTTCTAACTGCTTCTTTTCTTGTTTTTTAAGTTCTACAAATTTTACAAGTTCTTTAGAGTTTTTAGAGGTAGCAATAGCATTTGCCAAACTTCCTTCTTGAACTATGTCAAGAATACTATTAACATCTAGTCCAGCATTGCTTAACTTGACAAAGGCCTTTCTTTGATCTTTTGAGGTATTGATTGAATCATCAAGTCCTGCAGCATAAAGCCCAAGTTGCTTTTCATCAAATGCCTTCTTTGATGCTTCACCAAGTTCTGTAAGTGACACTACGCCTTGCTTGGTTATCTTAATAAGTTTATTTCTAATTGCATCATCTATACCGCCAACCCAATCAATAAAGTCTTTGTTGGCACCAAGTTTAGACAACTGCTGATCTATACCATTAAATATGGTTATATCTTTTTTACCACCAAGTATACGTAATAATTCTTTTGCTCCACCAGTTGCTTTGATTGTTGCATCTCGTGTACGCTTTAATGTGTTTAGAATATCATCATATGTGGTATCCCGCTTACCTCCTGCTCCTGATCCACCGCCAGACTTTGATGGTGGCATTATGTTAGGAACTGAGGCTTCTGTAACTCTATTTGCATTCCACTGTGCATATTCTCGTAGTTGTGTTCCTGGAGGTGCATCTGCCCACTTCTCGCCCTCTGCAGTAAGCCATGTCTTAAATGCTGGATCATCCTTCGATACTGTAGATATTGTTGTTACTAAAGTTTGTAAGTATACTTTCTTTTCTTCATCACTTAATCCATTAAAATATTCTAAATCTTCAGTTAAAACATCTAACTCTTTTTTATTTAATACTTCGGTAAGTACTCCCACTGTGATTGGTCCCTTAAGTGCAGTAATCTTGTCAATTGTTGCCATTAAGGTGGCTGCTAATCCTGGATTATTTAACAATAGGTTTACAATAACAGAAGTATTTAAAACATTTCCAGTTGCTGAAACCTTGCCATAAAAATCTAAAATCTTTTGTGCTTCTTCTGGAGTTTTTGCCTTTTCTAATTGCATAATAAACTTTGTTTGTACAGATTTTACTGGTTTTCCTTGTGAATCAACAAAAGTACCTGCTATTGCTATAGCCTGGTTAGCCATTGTTCCACCAAACTGAGTTACAATATTCATAACCTTAGTTAAAACTTGTTTATCATTTCCAAAACTTTCCATAATATTTACAATTTGCATTGGATCCATCTGTCCAGAAGCGAGTTGCATTTTTATTGTAAACTGCTGTTCTTTTGATAGTTTGCTATCTCCGAGAAGTTGAGATGCTAGTGGTGCAATGTCTGCCATTGCAGTACCTTTATACTTATCCGTAATTTGCTTCTCGACTCCAGTTTCAAGAGCACCTCTGACAGCACCTGAAGAGCCTTTATATGTGTTTGCAATATTATCTAATAGCAAACCATTTCTATGAATTAATCTTGCATTAGCACGTTCAAACTCACCTTGAAGTCTAATGGCTTTTGCAGTATCACCTGCTGCTTTTGCATTAGCAATTCTTTGTTCATATTCTAGTCTTAAAGAATCTTGCATCTGCTGACTTTGCTCTATAGCCATCTTTTGCATAGCAACTGTTGCGCCAGACGCCTTACCAAGTTTTTCTTGTTGTCCCTTTTGACCCAAAAATCCTGCACCTGCTCCAATAATTCCACCAATACCAGCACCTATAGCAGCACCTACTGGCCCTGCAATTGCACCTATTGTTGCACCCGTAAGTGCGCCAGCACCTGCTGATCCTGCAATTGCAAAGTTGCCCTGTGTCTTTGTAAGTGCTCCTGGAGCAACATTTCCCAAAATTTTAGACTGCTTTTGTAAATCTTTTCTACTAGCATCCATTAAGTCCATTCTTACCTTTAATGGATCTTTTTCTAAATTTTCTCCATTAGGACCAACAATACTAGATAGTTGAGCATTAACTCTTAGTGCAAAACCATAATCTCCAATTTCAGATCCAATACTTGCAATTATACTTCTTGCTTGATCTGCACCCAGAGCACCTGAAGTAACTGCAGTTACCATTTGATTTAAAACTTGTTGCTGTGTATTAACATTTCCACCCTGCTTAATTGATTGGCCAACATTAGCAAGCATAGCCTTACCAGTTTCAGACTTTACAAAACTTTCTCCAAATGTAGTTTTTCCAGTTTGAATTGCAAATGGGTTTAATTGACCCTGCCTTCTTTTATCCATTATTTCTGTGGCACTAACCTTACCAGCAAATACCGCAAGATCTTGAATAGACTTACTTCCAGCACCCAAAGATTCTGTCATCTTCATAGTACTGTCTTGTGCTTTATCAAAAGATCTTCTAAGAAGTATTATAGAGCCAGCAACTGCTGTTAGGCCTACAACAGCAGCCATTACTGGATTTGCCAACATTGGTCCAATTGTTGCAAGAACTGAAAGACCCATAAGTGCATTTCCTATATTGGTATTACCAGTCATATATGCACCAGATGCTGCCATACCAGCAGCCATGCCAACGCCTTGCATTTTCATCATTCGGCTTTGCTGTTTTTGCATCTTATCATCTAAGGTTTTTTTATTATTAAGGTCTTGTTGGTCTTTGATCTTTTGTTTAATATTTGCTTGATCAGTCTTTGAAATATTATCTCTTATTTCAGACTGTTTACGCATTTGTTTTATTTCTCTTTTTTGTTCAACGACTTTTATCTTTTCTAGTTTTTCTATTTGTCTTCTTAAAGAATTTTGCTCTGCTCTAAATTGTTTTGCTGCATCACCAATTCTAATTCCTGGCGCTGTTGATGCTTCTGGTGCATCTGCTAAACCAGGAAGAACAACCTTTCCTGCTCTTCTTGGCTTTGGAGTTTTGACCACTCTCTTACCTTTAGGGATGCTTGTAAGTTTGTTGTCTTTTAACTTACCACTTGATGGAACAACTCCTGTAGGTTTTGGCTTACCCTCAATATCTGTAATTGCTCCAGTCTTTTTATCTTGGAACGATTCATCTTTAGCAACAAGTACTTTAGAATGCAATGCATGGAATTGCTTCCAGTCAATATTTCTTCCAGCCTTGAGTCTTGCAATCATTGCCTCATAGACTTTTCTTTCTTGAGGATTTAAATCAAAACCATCAACAGTTGACTGTAATCTAGGCAGCACTCTGTCAATTTCTGCAACAACTCGTCTTTGATATTCTTCTGGTGTCATATTCTTTGGAATATCTGCAGTTGCTTCACGGAAGAACTTTGTTCCCTTATCACCAAGTAAAATTTGAGCCTGTTCTTGCATTGATCTAATATTTGCAGAATAACCCCTATCTCCTGAAGCGGTCTCAAAGACTCCAGCAGCACCAACATCCGCTAATATATTTCCAGATAAGTTGCCTTTCTTTACATCACTATCAGCACGTAAAGTTGCAGCAACAAGTTGCTTGAAGTAGTCATCCTCAGTAAATTCATTTAGCATATTTGCAGGATCAAACCTAGGTTCATACGGAGATTCAAGAACGATTAGTTTTCTTTGACCCTTTGCATCTGATGGATCGATCATTGTTTTAATTGTTTGAAGAGGAGAGTCTAGCCCGTGTACATCTCTTGCAATTATTGTTCCTCTTTGTTCTGCAATTGCAGCATCATAATCCATTACAGGTTTAACAAATACTTTACTTCCGTCTGATTTTTCGTAGAATCCAGCGATACCTGGTTCTGGTGTAAAACTATACCCGCTACTCTTTCCTAATTGTCTAACATATTTTTCTGGTTCTTGATTTCCAACAGGACTCTTTTTTGTTTTTGCAGCAACTTCTTCTAGTGCATTTTCACGATCAACAAAACTCTTTGCACCCCTTCTATTTGCTTCTTTTTCAATTTCTTGTAATTTTGCATTAATAGGTTCAATAGGTGTTGTTACACGGGTTCCAGCACCACCTCTGTTAAGAGAAATAATATTTCCATCGTTATCTGTAACATAAATTGATCCAGTGATTAGCCTTCCTTGTCTATCAACTTCATTCTTCTTTGTTGGGCTAACTCTAAAGTTTTTAATTACACCTGCATCAAGTGCTTTCTTTAATACTGATTCAGTTTCTGCTACTGTTCCTTTAAGTCCCTTACCTAATCTAAATGCTCCTAAATTATTGTATAGAGCATTCATCTTTTTATATGTTGTAGACTCTGCAACTTGTGGATATTCTTGTGGTATTCTTTTTTCAAAAATCTCTGCAACATATGAATCAGATACTGTAGTTCTTACAGGCTTTTTTGTTGGATTATCTGGATCAACCGTAGTTTCTTTCTTGATGATTTCATACATAATGTCATCAATTGTTCTTGCATCATATTGTGATATACCAGATGCAGCCCATTTCGATGGGCCAAGTTTTTTCCATTCATCCAAAAATTGAATTGCATCAACTCCAGGCTCTCTTTGCATTGAACGATTAAAGTCTTTGTTAAAGTCATACATAAGATCATGGTATTGAAGAGTAGTTCTTGACTCACCATTAACTCTTAATATTTCATCAAATACCTGCAACTTCAATCTATTGTCTGGGCTAAGATTATCTGATTTTAATATTTCAGCAATTGAAACTTCTTTTCCTTGACCAACGTGTGTTTTTTGAGTTGGTCCAGAGCCTCTCTTTGACTTTTTCTTTTCTTGCATTCTTGCAAGTAGCGCTGCACTTCTTGCTGCAAACTCTGCATCAGTTTCTTTTCTTGGTTTTTTATTAACAAGATCAGTTACCTGGCCCATACTTGATCTAAGTTGATCTTGAGATGGTCCACCTACATAAACTTTTTTCTCATACGGTTTAGAGTTAGCAAATGGACTTTTTACTGGTTGAACATCATCTGTTCCATCAATAAACCCTTGCAATTTTCCATTAACCATTGCATCAATGATTGGTTGGAATCTTGGATCTTGCGCTACCCTCTTTGGAATTACTGCTTCACCAGGAGTAAGGACTGCTGGAACCGTATCCTTGTTACCAGTTCCTGGAACATATGTTGCTCCATCGGCAAACTTCTTTGGATTTTGACTTAGGTTATTTTTTGTTGCTCTTGGCCCTCTTGGTGATGCAGCCATCATTCCAGGATTTGCTCTGGCAAATGCTGTTGCTGCAACTGTTGCATCTATATATGCCTGGCGCAAGGCCCTTACTGCAGATGCTTCCACCGTAAATGATTGTGTTAGTCGGGCGTGTGCTTGATTAAGTGATGAGGCTACAGTTGTTGCTTCCAACTGTTCCATAGTCATATAGTTTGTTTGGTCTGCAAGAAGTTTGGAGTTTCCACCCAAACGCATAAATCCTTGACGCATTGCAAGGAATAGTTTAATAATGTTTGCTGCACCGTTAGCAAGCAAACCAAATGTCATCAATAAGGTTGGTCCTATAAGCCCTGCAACTGTTGTTGCAATAACTATAAACTTCTTAGTTCCATCGCTAAGGCCATTGAACTTTTCAAGAACATCCCCAACAACCTTAACAATTGGTGTAACTGCCTTTAAAAATTCTTTACCAATTGGAGCAAGTGTTAGTTTAAGTTCTTCTACTGCTGCTTTAAAGTTAGTTCCAACTGAATCCTCTACCGCTTTTAATTCTCGTTCTGACAATATTGCAAGTTCTTCAACAGATGCTCCAGCAAGATCAAGCACTCTAGCAGCCTGGGTTCCATCTTTTGTTACGTTTTGAAACAGGGTTGACAAACGTGAGAACTGGAATTTACCAAACAATTGTTCAATTGCACGAGCACGATTAAGTGGATCTAGTGTGTCAAGTGCATGGGAAAAATCAATAACAGTTTCTCTTACATTTCCCATGTTTCCTTCAACAATTGCATTAATATTAATACCCAAATCATTAAGCATTGCTGCTGCTTTTTTGCTTGGATTAATTAAAGAGGCAAGACCAGACTTGAGTGCGTTAGCACCTTCTGAGGCATTGATTCCACCTTCCTTCATTGCTGTAAGGAAGAATGCAAGATCTTCTACATCTCCACCAAGTTGTTGAACAACTGGGCCAGCCTTTGGAATTGCAATTGTTAAGTCTTCAATAGATACAACTGTTTGGTTTTCTACTGAGTTTAAAAAGTCAATTTTTGATGTTAAATCTTCGGCTGCAATACCAAAAGCATTGGTTAATGATATGGTTGTTTCAAGTGCTTGCTGTTGCTCTACGCTACCAAGAACAGCCAACCTTGTTGCTTGTGCAACCTGTGCTGTTAAGTCTGCACCAGTCTTACCCATTGCTGCTGCATCTGCAGCCATTTCCATTGTGTCTACTACTGCTACGCCATACTTAGTAAAACTTTGTGCTAATAATTCTATCTCTTTAAGTGCTCGTGTTGTATCTTCAGTTGTTGTAAACATGTCTCCATAAACACGTCTAAATCTAATTGCTTGCTTTTCCATATCCATAAAGGTTTTGGAAGCAACTGTTCCAAGGTAAGCAAGAGGAACAGTAAAACCAACCATCAACTGACGACCCGCCCACTGTGTATTCTTACCAAAGTTTAGAAGGTTTGTAGAGCCCTGTCTAACCAACTGATTAAAGAGTGCTTGCTTCTGTGCTGCGATTGCAGTTTGTGTGCCTAAGTTCTTCATGTCCAATGTGGTTGGCGTGATCGCCATAGCCTTCATTGCACCGTTTGCATCACGACCCATCTTGATGTACTGGGTCTGCATTTTCTTTACACGCTCTTCAGCAACTTTCTGAATGGTGTCAAACTCTTGTCTAAATAGTCTACCAAATGTTTTTGTAGCACCTCCCGCATAGCGGAAGTAGTCTCGCATACCGAGTTTGTTCTTTTCAAGGGCATGCGTAAATGATTCAGTAGATGTTCTAACAAGACCCATCTGGGCAGTGAACTGACCAGTACTATTTATAGCATTTAAAAGATTTGTCTGTAAATTCTTTTGTGCTAAAGCACTAGCAGCACTGCCCTTAGCAATGGATGCATGGAAGTTGGCTAGTTGACGCTGTAAACTTTTAAGTTCCGCAAGTGCTGCAGACGTATCAATATGTACGCCAATATTAGCATTTACGTCAGCCATCGACTAGCACCTCTTCTACTGTTTAGTTGTTTGCAAGTACTGTATTTAACAAAGCATTTGCGTCTTGTAGTTTAACTCCTGATGCTGCTTCAATAATTTCATAAACTGTTGGAAGATCAAGAATGTCTTCGAGTTTATCCTTATCTGATGCTAACTCTGGATTATACTGCTTCATAGCAATTTGTACGCATTTCATAAGAAGAGCCATAGACTTCTCGTTATTATCTGCCACCTCTGCTATTTTTTCAAACTCGCTCATAAATGGGCGAAGCAAAGAAATCTTTAGCGGTCTAACGCTAATCTTTGATCCATCCATAAGAGTGAGTTCTCTACCCTCATGTACTGTTGTTGCCATTAGTCCTCCTATATAGACTTAGTTAATTATAGCACAATAAGCCTATTTTTATGTGAGGTTTTCGTAATCCAAGCCCATCCCAATACCAAACCCTAGTTGCTTAGCCTTTGGTCCTTGTAGGGATAAAACATCGTTAGAATCGCTAGTCTGACCACCACTAAATACTCTAGCCTTCATGTCTTCCCACTCTTGCTGTCCCCTGGATTTTCCAGTTTCTTTATCTAAATCTACTCCTTGAATAGCAGCAAGAAACTTCTTTTCAGAATAATCTAATTCTCTACTTATTTCTAAAGTTGCCATAAGTTCTGGCATAGATAGAGATAGTTCTAGTTCTTGATAATCTTTCCAAATACCCAGCAAAAATACTTCTGACTCAAGTTTAGCCAGGTCTAAGTCATTCCAAGTATTGCCTTTTTCTGCCTGTTTCTTTACTGGTTCTTCAGAAGATTTATTTATTTTTATGCCTGCTGCAACCTCTAGCACTTTATAAATTGTGGGTAGATCTAGATTATCTTCTACATCTTCAACAGTGGAAGATATTTCTGGACAATACTGTTTCATACATACCCTTGTACATTCAACAAGTACTCCAATTGACTCATCATCATTTTTTGCATTTTTAATATCTTCAAAGGCTACCATAAACTCACGAAGATATTTAATCTTAAGTGGAGTAATCTCAATAGATTTGTTATTAAATAATTTAACAAATTCGCTATCATATACAGTAGTTGCCATAGATAATCTATTCTATCATAAAACAACAAAGCCCACCTCCGAAGAGATGGGCCTGTCGTATAATTTATTAAATTATGAAGCAGGTGTGAAGGTACGATCTACGATCTTACCGTATGAACCTGAAACGTCCTCTGGAAGAAGACGGAATGAAACTTCAAACATTGAAGCCTCATCACGCTTTGCAGATACTGTAACATTTTCAATTGAAAGTGCACGGTATGCTGTGTATACACGCTCTACTGTTGCTGAATCAACGCAGTCACCTGTTCCTGGACCAATTGCAACGATTCCTCTTTCAACTGGACATTCTCCGATGTCTCCTGCTGAGAGATCAAGTACACGACCACCTGAAGTAGCCTTGTTGCCTGTAAGTTTTGAATCGCTGTATGCAAGTGCAAGAAGAAGGTTTTCTAGTGTTGCCTCGGCGAAAGCAGTTGCAAGATTAACCTGCATACCCTGCTTGTAAAGTTTTGCAACGTCAAGAATTTGGTCTACCTGGACTTCACCGAAATCTGGTTGGAACTGCAATTCAAGGCCGTTCATTGTGTAGCCTACGTTTGTGTAATCTGCATCGTTTGTAAGGGTATCCTTAAAAGACTTAGTTGTTTCAAACGCTGTAAGGCTTGCTGCATCAAGAGTTGTATCTGCAACAAAAAGTGCTGCTGCACCAACGATGATGTTGGTTGATGTACCACGGCTATAGTTAGCCATATTTTCACCTCTTTTTCCTAAATAGGGTTATTAAGTTGTTTGGCGTTGTGTTTCCTCATCCTAAGTATAACAGCATTTTAAGTGTATAATGCGTCTACTGGGTCATTGGAATGGTAGTCATATTGGACAATAATCTTATTTCTGTAGATCATTCTCATGGAGCCTTGCGCTGACTGGAGTTCTAAAAGGTCTCTAGACTCGTCTATCTGAAAGGTCTTTGTGTTATGAAAAAATATGCCCTGAGATATTTCAGACACAGATTCTTGGTTAGCAGAAGACCAAATATTTATATCCTGTGCCGATGAGTCCTCTCTATCAAGGGCAGCATTAATTATGCGGATAGTTGCCAAAACCTTTTCCAGTGGTCCGTGAACTGTATAGAGTATCTGCTCTCTTTTGTGCCTATAAAAAGGTCCTGGCCTAAATCTTGATAATGTATCGTATAGTATCAAAACTGGCAAAGACCCGTCTGGATCTTGTAATACGAGTTCTCCATATAGATCATCTATGCTGGTTGAAGAAACTGGAATAAAGGGGGTTCCCTGTTGATAAGTTGCTACAATTTCGAAAAGCCTAAGTTGTTCTTCAAGATATCCATTAAGCGCAAATGCTGGGTAATATGTTTCTTGTCCTAAAAGTTCTCTATCCATATGCTTATTCTACACCAATCTTTACATTTGCTATCCACCTAAAGCCAGTTTGAATACCCTTGTTTCTTCCAAGTTTTGCTCCCTGCTTAATATCTCTTTTAAATACTGTGGGCTTTTGAATATAATCATATATTCCAGATGCCCTCAAAAACGACTGCTTAAAGTAATACAACATAAACTCATCTATTGTTTTTTCAAAAGATCCCTGAACCTCAATTCCTCCAGGGTTATCAACAGTTACATCATTTGATGTAAATATTTCTTCATTGTCAATAGTAAAGGCAAGAACTCTTTTCTTTGGCCTAATAGTAACAGGTATGCCATTTTCCATAATCTTTGCCTTGTCATAAAATGGAACGCTAGATCCTTCTTTAATAGTTTTGGACTGTGTAAATGTTCCTCTAAGTGATAAACCTAAATTGCTAACTGTGTAGTCTAAATCAAAAAGCCTTGCACCTGGACTACCTGTTTTATTCCACTCATATATGTGATGTAATGCTGCAGGATTAGATCTTGCTTGTGCATCTACATATTGACCTAAAGATGTTATTGCTGCCTGACCTAGCAATCTTAAAAATTCTGTTTTACCTTTTTCTATTCCATCAAGAAATCCCATCGAGTACTGGACTATGTTGTTCATCTCTTTTTGAAAACTTTTAGTGTTAGTTACTACTCTCATTAGTCACCTACAGACTGGTTCTCTGCTCTACGCCAAAGAACTTTATAGTATTGAATATCTCCAAATGGTCCAACAAATGGTTCTACCGTAGCAAACTCATATATTGTTGCTCTACCAGATCTTGGCCCAGTAGTTTCTCTGTATATAATGTCATCACTTGCATTTCGTATATTTGTAACTAAAATGTTTGTCATTGCACTGTTTGATTCTTGTGAAGATATACGTGGATCAGACTTTGTGCGTCCAATTAGTTGTCCATTATTCTGTAAAAATAGTTCAGGCTTAATTTCTTCTTTGTTAGCACCACCTGCTGGAGTTGCATTACAAACAATACTTCTATCGTATATCCAGGTTTTCTTTGGCTGACCGTACTCGTTTTGTTTAATGGTTGCGTAATATATGTCGGCCTTCATAGGATACATGAAGTCAGTAACTTCACATGTATTCATTATAAAATTCCAATACGTGTAATCTTATTAGTGTATCCCGCTAGAATTTTATCAACAATAAGATTGCCAGTACCATCAGATATCTGCTTATCGTATTCGATCTTAAACTGGTCTGTGCTGTAATTCTTTACATATCTCTTGTAGTAGTCAAGTTTGCCACATTTAATATCTTCAATAAGCATCTTAGTTGCATCCTGAATATCGTAAGGAACTACCTTATAACCAACTTCTGCCAAGAAAATATAATCAGTTCCTGCTGGAAATGTAACTCCAGGGGTAATGGTTGCTACGTTTCCGCTATCATCTGTATCAAACAAAGATAGGGAGTCAGATGCTGCTAGTGGAACTCTTGCTGGTCTACGCTCTGATCTATTGTATCCGTCTGTTCCTGTTACTGGATCTTTGACAATTGCACTTTTATCTTTTGTAAGTAAATAGTTCCATTCGCCTAGTGCTGGGCCATCTGCAGAGTTAACATCATAAACTAAAATAGAGTTTTCATAAACCTTTACTAGTTTTTCAACCTTATCCCAAACTGGCATATAGTCAGTTTCTTGTCCAACTGGTTCAACATACTTTCTCTTGTAATAAAATCCACCAGTAATACTGTCAATAAGTATTCTGGCTAAGTTTTCATACTCTTCATACTTTGAAATCTCTGTTGCAGTGGTTAGTCCGTGGCTTGCTGCTAACTCTCTTGCATTTACATATGGTCTAGCAATCTCTAGGTTATCCTGAACAACGATGTCTCCACGATCTTCATAGACATTACCCTCTTCTTCTAAATCTTCATAGATAGTTAATGAATATGACTTGTCGTATTTAATAAAATCTCCATCTAGCGTGTATGTTATCTTTGAACTAGAGTTTGATGTTATATATGCCACAACTTCTGATTGTTCTAAAGTGTCTTCAATTACTAAAACATATTCTCTATTGGCATCTGGCACTGTATATGTAACAGAAAGTGGGTATGGTGGGAGTCTTAGAATCTGCATAATTATTTACCGTAGTATGATGCTACCTCTTCTGGAGACGCTATGCGTACTGCCTTATGAGTAACCATCTTTTCCGATGCCTCCTTTGAGACGATGTTGTATCCTACTGCAAGAGACCCCAAACCATTCCAGTGGATATTTCTAGTAGAGTAAAGAGCAACCTTTTCTTCTGGCTGCTTAACTTCTTCTTTTAAATCTGACGGTGCTTTGTCATTTGGATGAAAACTAGCAATTACTTCTAGTATTTCTAACTTTGTTTTTACCCCAAATAGATCAATGTTATTCTTTTTAGCGTATGACTTTAATTCCATAACAGTCTTTGTTGCTAAATCTTCCATTATTGTCATTTGATCTCCCTATGCCTAACTGTAATTATACCAGAGTTATCTTCTTAAGGTCTGAGGTCTTCTAATGCCTGAAGGTGTTCCAGACATAATTATGTTCTCACCAAAGTTTGCTGTAGGTATACACCCTAAAGCATTTTTTTCAGATATGATTCCGTTAGGTCCAGATATAACTGTTCCAGTTACTCCACCTGCAACAATGCATCCACTGCTGCGGTGGTTATGTTCTTCTGGTGTACTTCCTGGATAAGACATATTTTCTCCTTATATGACTAAGAGGGGCAGTTTTTACGCTGCCCCCCTAGATCATTGCTTGGTATTAATTAGGAATCTGAGGCTGCATCTGCGTAAGCAACTGCATCCAACTCTTCCCACTGAAGACCAAAGCGAACGAATACGGTGTATTCAATGGTGTCCTTCTTGTTGATATATTCACGATTTACTGTGATATCACGCTGGAATCCCCATACACGGTTTGCTGGGAATGTCAAGTCGACATAACCTGCTGGGTAGTAAGGAACTTCCTGGACTGTGATGCCGAGTACACGAGTTGTGCGAGCATCGCCGAATGTCTGTCCTGCGCCATCGAGGTAAGCCTGGCGGTTAGCCTGTGTGCTTCCTGGAATCTGACCCTGAACTGCTTCTGCAATTGCATCAGCAAGTGTACCGTTATTCTTAACAATACCCTGGAATGCGTCTGTACCTGCGTAGAACTTAAGGTTTGACTTAAGTGCACGGTACTTACGTGGCATTGCCAAGATGATGTCCTGCATAACGTTTGGAGTCCATTCGTTGTTAGAAACAGTTACTGCTGCTTCGTGAGCATCTGAACCGTCTGTAACCTTGTTTACGAAACCTTCCATGATCGAAAGGAATGGTCCTGTTGAACCATCACCATTGATTGCAAGATCTTCGATATCGTTAGCAAAAGCATTGGTCATCAAGCGAACTAGATGATCTTCAAGTGCTCCACCTTCAATATTGTCTTCAAGCGCTTCAGTTGATACTTCCCAATCAAGACGAATCTTCTTTGTAGTAAGTTCAACCTTAGTAAATGTAGCACCTGCGTTTGTGAAATCTGGCTGTGCTTGTGCAGCAGCACGGATTACACGCTCACCAACGTTAACTTTCTCAAGTTCCATTGTGTTTGCTCGCATAGTAACTCTACGGCCATCCTTGGCGAGAACTGTTGCATCCCACACATAGTCGATGAAGCGACGAGCCTGCTCTGGTGCTAAAATACCACCTGGTGTACCAGTTGGGTTTACAGAATTTGCTCCGTAGGTACCAAATGCTGCTGTAGCAATGTTACCGAGAGAAGCAGCGGGTGTAAGGTTGCCATCTGGACCTGTAACTGTTGCACCTCCAATAGCACCTGATGCAAATGCACCATCGCCATTGTGAGCGTGATTTTCAGTTGGAGAACCTGGATAGTTCTTTACGATATCTGTATTTTGTTCTGACATATTGTTCACCTCCTAGTGATTTTATATCTTAACTTAATAGGTCGGAATTTGTGAGGAAACGTCCGCCCCATAGGGATTTCTGAACCTTTACAGGCTCAAACTGCACGATCTCGCCTAGATCGCCAGACTTGCGGAAAGCGGTGTCTGCAACTACGGCATCTACTCGCTTGCCAAACTCATTAAAGTTACCCTTGATATTGTTAACCTCACCTGTTACGCTATCAACGGACTTTGTTACTGCTGCTACTTGCTCATTAAGAGACTTAATTGTTGCAGCAAGATCGCCAAAGGCATTAGTAAGAGACTCTTTAATTTCAGAAACTGCCTTTGCAACTTCCTCATTAACTGCTGATGCAACTTCGTTAACAACGTCTGATGCTTCCTTTACAGTCTCTTCTTCCACTGCTGCTTCTGCTACAGCGGAATCTGCACCACCATCAACTGACTTTGCAACTTCTGTCTCTTCAACAACTGCTGCTTCTTCAGCGACTGCATCAGTCTTTTCAACTTCTGCTGGCTGTGCCTCTGGAGCAACCTCTGCACTTTCAACTACAGCATCAACTGCTGCTTCTGTTGTTTCTGTCATAGGATTTACCTCCTTTGTAATCTTAATTGTACTAATGCCTTTAGCACTATCAACTAAGAACTTTATCATGTTTGCTTTTTCTGAATCATCTTTTTCTACAAAACCAATGTTTGTCATCTCTTCGCCAGTGACTGGGCTTACATGTGTTTCTTCTTCCGATGTAATAACAAGTCCAGAACTCTTATCATAAAAAACATTTTCAAGCACAGTATCATCAACCTTAATAATGTCAACACCATCTACCTTTTCTACTGACATAATGCTTGCAAACTGATTTGCTGGGCTGTCAACTAGTGAAAGTTCAATTAGGTCGTAATCCTTAATAATTCTAATCTGCTTATCCATCTTTTCATCATAAGCATCATCCCACTTATTCATTCTACCCCCGATTGAAAAACCAGTATATGTTCCGTCTAGAACCTTTTCCCACGCATCTTGTGCACCCTTAGAAATGTATGTAGAAACATAAACACCCTTGTAAAACTTCTTTGATTCTGGATCAAAATACTTTTCTTCTTTAAATGAAATCATCTTGCCTACTGCTGATGGCTGATGCATTTCACGAATATTACCACGGAACTTTGCAAAAGCAGACATAGATGCTTCAGTTGTTACAATGTCATATTGCTTGTCTAGATTGTCAAGTGAAGCAAAACCAGAGACAATTCTCTTCTCTGTATCTACTTTTCCAAAGGGCATTGAAAGACGAACATTGTCGCCTTCCGTAACCCAGGAAGCCTTATTTATTTTCATATCGAATCTATTATACCAAACGTTTATAGGCTTTTCTCAATTATTGAGATGCTCTACCCTCACCCTGGGGATTACGACCAGATATGGTTGACGGGCTATCAGATTGATTGTTTGTTCTTTCTGTATCTCTTGTACGGCGATTGGCAGTATTTGCTCTAGCATCTGCTGCTGCTCTTGCCGTCAACTCAAGAGGTTTGTCCCCACCCTCTATCTGAGGCAAATCAAGAATCTCACGAGCCTCGTTTGGAAGCATAATTTGAGTCTTGACATACTTCTCAAGAATCTGTGCCTGAGCAATTTCATCTGTAAGTGTAAGTTCATTAAACTTCAACTCAAGAATATCAGTCTGTTCTTTAATAATCTTGTTGATAATTTTCTCTAGGTGATGCTGTGCTGGTCGAGCCACCTGCTCTTTAAATGTTCTATCTTGCGATAAAGCAGCAGCCAAACCAGATTCAGATCCACCAATTTTAGAAATAGGTACTTGGTGTGCAATCAGAATATCATCACGATTTTGCTTACGATACTCTTTAAAAGAACCATCCTGAATTCCGTTTTCAATTGGCTCCATTTTGAACTCAACTTTATTTTGATCTGTATCACCAGGAAGTGGGATATAGAGTGTTCTATGTGACTGAGACTTTAGTCCTGTTTGCAAAAATCTAAACATCTTATCTTCTGAGTCTGCACTTAACTGTGCACCCTTAAGAGTAATGATGTATCTTGGAACTGCTTTATTTTCAAAGTAGTCAATATTATATTGAGAAGCCAAATGGTCTCCGACTAATGAAGGAAGCGCAGAAACAATATCTGGAACTCCATAGAATGTGTTTAGTGGAGAATATTCCTTAATATGAATAATTTCATTTGGTCTTGGATCTGAAGTAACTGGGTTTTGATTTGTTGCCCCAAAGTTTCTAAAGTATACAATCTTGTTTCCAATAATCTGTAAGAAACCATCATGAAGTCTACGAACACGAATTGTTGTTGCTGGAATGTGTCCAATATAGCCAATCTGCCCCTCAACATTACGACCTACTTCAATAAATCCATTACCTGTTGCTTGGAGATCTGTAAAAACTTTTTCCATAATCTTTGTAAAAGAATCATCATCGTTAAGACTTTCTAGCCAATCACGAAGTTCAATCTTCATACGCTCTACACGCTTGCGAGCACGAGCAACCTTTTCTTGATCGTCACTACTTTCAAAACGAAGAGCAGTGGTATCTGTTAGATCAAATCTATATCCAAGGCCAACAATATTTTCTACCTTGGCATCAATAGCAGCATGGTTTGCAAATGATGTATCATAAAAGTTAGCCAACTCATACATATTGTATGGTGGTGTAATTACATCAAACAGTCCATATCCATTACGATATACGGTTCCAGGATTAATCTGCTTTGATGCAGAATCTTCTCCTGATGGCATGGCGTTTGCTGCATCTAGGTATGCTGGATCACCAACAGCCTTGTTAACAACACGACTTGTTCTGCGTTTAAAGTTTTGATTAATACCTCCAAGATCTTTTAAATCTTCCCAATTTTTATTAAATGGGTCTTGAGCAGCAAAAGGATTTGGATCTTTTTCCTGTGTGTTTAATTTTGCAAAAATTGGATATTCGTTACTCATCACTACCATACCTATCATGAGTTTGTTGTGCTGCATGCCATGCGCCTAAGTCATTCATAGATGGAATAAGTCCTTGATTCATTCTGTCTAACTGCTCAGAATATTCTTCATCTGAAACTCTTGTAAGCCCAGGAACAAATACAGCCTCACCGTCACCAGCATCTCCGTAATACTTTGCAGCGTCTTTTAGTTGTGATATTTTTGAAATATCACCTCTCATGGATTCAATATTTAAAACATTTCCTTCGCCATCGGTAAACCACTTACCATTTGATTTCTTGTACACATATAGACCCCAGTTGTATTTCTTTTCAATAACCTGACGACGCACATTTTGTACAAGGGGTTTACCAGTTTTTGGGTTAATTAAAGCATCCATAACCATCAGTATACCATAACTCTAGTATAACTTGATTTCGCAGGCATCTGTAGAGCAATATTTCTCAGATTCTGCATCAAGGTTATCCCTGCCATCATAGATAGCAGACCAGTCAATTTTACCGATAGTTCCTACATATGAGTTATATTCTTCTCGTGTGATTTCTGTATATGGCTGTTGAGGATATGTTTTATTACCCATTGGAAGGAATGAAACTGCCTTTAGTTGTCCCTCGTACATATTCAGTGCTGGAGCAACAAACTTCTTTTCTTCTTCCTTGTCAAATGAAAGTGTTACAGAAACACCATTGTCTGACCAGTACTTTTGAGCGGTTGCTGCCAAACCAATTTTTTCAAATAGGCTAACTTGTTTTTCAGAACGCTTATGTCCTGATGCCACTGGAAAATATACTACAGATGTGTTGGCTGATACCAAGTCTGCTTCAATCTTATACCCTGCTGCTTTAAACAAATGAAGCATTGGATCTTGGTCACCAAAACGAATAGCACGAAGATAAAACTCTCCGCCAGGTCCCCAGTGAACTCCAGGAGTAGCGCCAGAAAGAAGTGACACAGATCCTGATGGCTTAACTGTTGTTACACGAACTGATTCACGAACACACAGCCACTCAGAATATGAATGATCATATTTACGAATTGTATTATATCCTTCGTCCATCCATTCACGAATAACTGGAAGTCCATGCTCATCAGCAAATGCAGCAATACCTGTAAGTGATGTACCAATACGACGATTACGTTGCATAATACCGTTTGTCTGCTGCCAATGTGTTGGCATAAGTGTTACAGTCTTTCCATAAAGATAAGCAAACTTCAATGTCTTGAGGAAATCCTCCTTGGATTCATGACGATTAAGATGCACTTCTACAAGTGTACACAATTCGTAACTTTCCAATGGCTGCTCCGCACAAGGATTGAAGCCCATAATTCGAGTGTCCTTATAATCAGGAGCATCCGCAAGACGGCCATAATTACGAGCAACATCAAGCCAGATAAATCCTGGTTCTCCGTTGTCTGCAATTAAATCTACATAATCTTCATACTTAGTTCCAACTTCGGCAGCAATTGAGTTATTACTCATCCATGCCCAACCTGGCTTTTCTGGATCGTATGAATTTCTTTCTGGGAATACTTCTGGATTCTTAAGATTAATAAAACCCTCATCTTCTGGTGTACCCAAAGCAAGAGTAGCAGAACGACGAACATTTCCAGAAACAACACAGGTACCAATAAGATTAACAATATCTACAATAGCACGACTGTCTAAGGCTTCTCCTGCTCTAGAACCGATTACATTACGAATGCGTGTATGGAGATCAATAAGTGGCTGTGGACCGCTTGCAACGCCTCCAAAGCCCTTAATAGGGGCTCCTAGAGGACGGATAAGGTCATAGTTAAACTCTTGAATTGGCTGATTCTGACGTAAAAATGAGTTAATCAAAATACGAACAGATTCTACCCAGCCTTCACGGGTGTCTGGGATTTCATAAATTGAGGCTGGTTCTGTAGGAGCATAAATAGACATCTGCTTGTCTTGTCCAAGGGTGTCAAACCCTACTCCGATACCCAGCATAAGAGCATCCATAACCCATGCAAATAGGGCTCCTGGATCATTACGATCAATGTCACGAGTAGAGACCATTGCACAGTTTTGAAGGGAAGCAGAGTTACGCTTCTCCATAGTCATAGGAGTACCAAATGCCCAGAGACCACGACCTGGTGGGGTCCACTTTAATTCAAACATTCTTTGGAAGGCTTCTTGAGCAGATTTCTGTGCCTTATTATCATTCCATGGTAGTCGGTTATCCTTAGCATGATTCTTCTGCACTGAATACATACCCTCGATTACACGACGGCAAACCTCATGCCAGCGTTCCTTAGTTCCGTCTTCTTTAACACGAGAATATGTACGAATAAATGTAATCTCTCCTAATGAGTTAGACCCCGCATCTGAGAATCCAAATGGGGCTGGAGTATTATTATATTTATTTACAAATTCATCTGAAAGACGAAAAGAGAATACGGTTTCTGACATTTATTATTTACCTTTCATAGCAAAAATTAGTTGAGTACTTTGCAATTTCCAAAGTAGTGTTAAGTATATCACAGATTTCAAAAGAAAAAACCCCACTGTTATGCGGGGTTTTAACTTCTTAACCTTAACTTTAGGTTAAGTGCTTTTGTTTTTATTAAGTACTATGCTGTCAAGTCTCCGAAAGCAACCCATGTATCTGTTCCTCGCTTTACGAGAGTTACTGCAGACCACTGTGCTCTTGTCTTCAATCCAGGTGTACCGTTAACAGTTACTCCAGATGCTGGGGTAATTGTGGTTTGTCCTGAGCCTGTTTGAACGACGTGGATTCTTGTTCCGATTGGGAATGCTACGCTTGAGTTTGTAGGAACTGTAAGTGTATTTGCAGAACCGACATTCATTTCAACCATTTGTTCACGATTTGAAAGAATTAGAGTATATGATGCAGTCTCTGGATCGATTGTAACAAGTGCGTTTGCCTTAGCATCAAGTGCTGTCTGTGTTGCAGTTGATACTGGCTTGTTAGCATCTGATGTGTTATCTACGTTACCAAGACCAACATGAGCCTTTGTTACACCAGATACTGTACCAGTAAATGTTGGGTCAGCAGTTGGTGCCTTAGCATTTAACTGTGTCTGAATTGCTGAAGTTACACCATTGAGGTACTGAAGTTCTGTATTTGATACATCTCCAATAGTTGCTGATGATGCTTCAAATCCCGCAACTTGCAGGTCGTCAAGCGATCCTTCGCCAAATGCTACGACTGTTGAAGGTTCTGTTGAAACTCCCTTGAACAACTTCCATTTAGCCTCTGATACGTCTCTTACGATACCTGCATGCTTTGCTGCACCATCATTATAAGCAACTACAAGACCAAGGTCTACTGTGTTTGCTGAATTTTGGTGAGCAAGTTGTACAAGGTTATCTTCAATTGTAATTGTTGTTGCAGATGCTGAGAAGTTTGTACCATTTACAGTAAAGTCTCCGTCTACTACAAGATTTCCATCAACTTCTACGTTACCTGTAAAGTTTGCTCCATCGAGTTCTGCATATGTTGTTGCTGCAGTTGCTGAGTCAAGTTTATCTGAAAGCCCTGAGTCTACGTATGACTTTGTTGCAACTTCATTTCCAGATGCTGCAGAACCAATATATACCTCTGTATCTGCATCAAAAACAATGTTTGCGTCTGCTGAGATTGTAAAGTCTCCAGTGCCATCTAAAGTTAAAGAAGATGAAATTGTTGGGCTAGTTGCTGATGCCTTAGCATCCAACTGTGTTTGGATTCCCGAAGTAACTCCGTTAAGATATCCAATTTCGGTATCTGAAACATTTGCTACACGAATTTGAATTGCTGTTTGGTCTACAGAAAGTATGTTCGTATTTGTATCGTATGCAAGGCCAGTTCCAATAGATCCACCAACTGCATCCTGTGCTGCTGCTGCAATATCTGCAGACAATACTTTATCATCTAACTGATCTTGAATGTTTGATGTTACTCCGTTAAGATATCCCAACTCAGTTGATGAAATTGAAATATTTGCTCCTGAAGGATCTACAACAATTGTTGGATCATTAAGAGTCTTGTTGGCAATTGTCTGTGTTCCGTTAAATGTTACAAGAACTGCTGTGTCATCAATACCGTGTACATTTGTGGTGTCTTGATTATGGGTTGATACCGCATCATCTGAGTAGGTTTTTGTTGCAATTGTTGATTTAACATCAATTGTAATTATATCCCCTTGAGCATCATGAGTAATATCAATTCCTGAACCTTCGGTTAATGCTCCTGCTACCGCATCAACTGCTAATCCTGCAACAGCAGAAGTCTCAGCCTTGTTATTATTAATAAGGGTAATCGCTGCGTCAATGTCTCCAAAAGCAGTAGCAACTGTTGCAGCAAAATTTGCGTCATCATTTAGTGCTGCTGCAAGTTCATTAAGTGTATTAAGTGCGCCTGGTGCTCCATCTACCAATGCAGAAACTGCATTGTTAACAGCAGTTGTAATTTCTGAATCTAAACCTACAAGTGCTGGGATTTGTGATGAAGGAATTTTGCCAGTATTGTCAAGTTCTGCAACACCGTTGTTGGCACCCTTTTGTGTTAGAGGAATATAGTCATCGATGCTGCCACCAAGTTCAACTGAGTCAGCAAAGTAGTTAAGGTCTACCCAGTGGTTTACTCCATCACCAATCTTAAACCTATTGGTGTCTGTTTCAAAACCAATTTCACCAGCATTAAGTACTGGTCCGTTTCCATTATTGGTGGAAATCCATTGCGCTTCGGTACCTCTGCGCTGTTGCATTCTTGTTGCCATTTATATACTCCTCCGTATATTAGTAACTATATTATAACAGATAATTAATTAAAATTATCTATTGACGATCCGCCGTCCCACACTGCTTCCCACGTTGTAGTATTGTAACTTCCAGCACTTACAAGCACTCCTGGTTCGTCATATGAACCACCAGAAACGAATGTACTTACTATTAGTCCTGTGCCGTCAATTGAAGTATCATGAATGTGATCCCTCAAAACTTCTGAGTCAGCAAGTGTAGCAATGGCTACCCACTCGCTTGCGTAATAAACATGAACTCTTTCGGTAACACTATCAAACCATAGGTCTCCATTAGATGGTGAGACTGGTGGTAGATCGTCTACAGGTATTGATACTGGACGAGCATCTACATAGTCTTTAGTGGCTGCATGATCTCCAAGGGTAGGAGTGGCAACAGTGACTGTTCCTCCAAATGAACCGCCGAGTGATACGACCAATCCATTCTTTACTTTAAAGTCTTTGTCTACTGTTGCCATCTCTTACTCCTCGTTAATTATGCTAGTAGTGTTCCGAAAACAGTGATTGTTGAATCATTGTTGACGGGTGTTACACGAAGTCTTACATTGTTGTTTGTTGGACCATAAATGTCTGCTGTTACAGTCATTGATGAACCATTTGTTCCAATAGTTGCATACTCTGTGATTGCAATATTGTCAGATGAATCAAGTGTAAGAAGAACTTCTGTAAGTTCTGTATGTGTCCCGTATGCGGTCTTTATAAGGAACTTTGCTGAACGATAGTCTGCCTTTGCAAACTCATAAGCAGTAATCTGTGATCCACCTGTTGGGGCAGAAACTGTTGCTGCAATCTGCTTAGCAACTGAGTCAATATCAACTGCTGAGAATACTGGTGTTGTATTCTGAAGTGCATCAATTGCTCTCTGATCTGAGAAGTATAGGTTGTTTGTACCTTCTGTTAGATCATCAGTATCAGAATCTGCTACACCGTTTTCTGCGGTGATAGTAAGTCCTGCACCTGTTCCTGTGATTGAGATGTTTGTCTGATTTGCAGAGGTCAAAAGTGCTGCTGCTGCAGCGGCTGCACGAGCATCTGTAAAGTACTCGTTAATTGCACCCTCTTCAATATCATCTGTACTAAGTGCAGAAATAAGATTTTGCGCTGTACCAGTTGCGTCGTATGCTGCTGATGTTGCATCAAGCGCTCTTTGGTTTGTAAAGTACTGGTTTGATGCAGTCTCAGAAACATCATCAGTATCAAGGTCTACAGTACCACCAAGTGATGTTGTGTATCCATTGATATCAATTGATGAGTTTGTAAGTGATGAGTTACCAATATTTGAAAGGGTATTGCTTGAAGCATCAATTGACTTATTTGTAAGAGTTTGAGAATCAGAAGTTCCTACAACATCACCAGATACACCATGAACACCAGTTGTGAGTGCTGAGTGAGTTGAAACTGCACCTGCTGCCTCATACCAGTCATCAACAGTTGTACGGTCAATTGAAACTTGAAGACCATCTACTGTGATTCCGTCGCCTGCTGTTACAGAACCTTGACCTGAGAACTGTGTCCAGTTTTGTCCTGAGAAATCAGTTAAGTAAGCATTGCTTTGTACCCAAGAGGTTCCACCGTACTGTGTACCTTCTGCAATGTATATTGCTGCACCAAGAAGTTCTCCAAATGCATCGGCATCTGTTGAACGAGTTAATACTACGTCTCCTGCAACATTAGAAATAGTATAAATACCATTTTGTGAATCTGTTGTTTGACCTACAAGAAGTACTCTAAGTCCAGCATCTGCTGTTGTAAGGGTATGTCCATCGTATGTACCAGCAGCAGCCGAAAGATTGTTAACATTTGAATCAATCTTTACATGTGCTGCATTCTTCCAGTCAAGACCAGAAATTGCATTGTCTACATATGAGTGAGTTGCAATCTCATGTTCTGCTGAAGCAGAGCCGTAGTATGCTTTCTTTCCTCCAGCAGCATTTGGATTAAGAAGAATATCTCCATATGTTGATGTAATCTGAACATCAGAATCTGCTGCTACTGTCTTAAGGTGAAGATCTCCGTAGTTAGCCTGAACATCAAAGTCATGGCTTTCTGCACGAACAGCGATTTCTGCTTCATTGTTAATTGTTACTCCATCTGTGAAGTAAACTGTATCAATGAAACGCTTGTTTGAGAGATCCTGTGTATCAGTTGTACCAACAACATTGCCAGTTACACCATGTACTCCAGTTGTAAGGTCATTGTGTGTTGATACTGCACCTGATGCTTCGTACCAGTTGTCTACTTCATTGCGATCAACAATAAGTTCGTTTCCTGTACCGCCACCAATTGTAATACCATTGCTAAACTGTACATCAAAAGATCCATTTGTATACTCAATACCATCACCAAGGGCTGCAGCGACTGCATCCTTAGCACGAGTATCTGTAAAGTACTTGTTTGTGGTACCTTCTGTGAGATCATCTGTATCTGAATCTGCTACGCCATTTTCAGCGGTAATAATAAGTTCTCCAGCAACATTTGTAATCTGGATATTTGTCTTTGTTGCTCCTGTAAGAACATCCTTAACACGAGAATCTGTGTAATACTTGTTTGTTGTACCTTCTGAAAGATCATCTGTATCGTGGTTTGAAATATCTGAAACTTGACCAGTAACATCACCAGTAAGATCTGAAGTAATCATGTTTGCAGAGAAATCTGCATTTTCATCACGAAGTACTACTGTGTCTGGATCAGCGTCTGGTGTTGCTGAACCACCAATAAGACCAATAATGTAATTTTGATCTGCTACTGCTTTTGTAAGAATGTCTTCACCGTTGATTGTACCTTTTGTACCTTCAACTACAAGACCATGCTTGATTTTAAAGTCTTTGTTGACTGTTGCCATTTTTTATCTCCTTTAGTTAAGCCTTCAACCCAATACGTGCATAACGTAGGGTGATAGGGGTTATTCCTTGGGCTGGTGTAACAGTGAGGGCAACCGTGTTACTAACCCTGGAGACGCTAATGGTGCCAATATTCCCATCGGTGTCTATAGTTCCATACTCGCTGACAGAAACATCTTCTCCGTCAACAAGGATGGTCATCTCTGTGGCGTAGAACTTATTATCGCCAGCAGAAGTCTTTGCTATGGAGATGATGTACTTCACCATTCTCCACTGTGTTGCATCAAAGTTATCAAAAACAGTTACGTTTGTAATATCGCTGATTGTGTTTTCGTTATTACCGAAAGAGCCAAGGTTGGTTGCTTGTCCCGCAGTGGTATCGATTAAATCGATGTAATCTTGCTGACTTGGGCGGTCCCCAGTCTCGAACTTGGTCTTTACCGTTGGAATTGATACTTGTGCCATGTATGAATTATATCATGGATTTATACTGTTAATGATTTTGTTTGTATATCCAGTCTAACAGGTCTACTGTTGGGTACCACCCAAAAATTTCCTTTGCCTTATCATTATTTGCAAGAGTAATACGGGATTCTCCTGGCCTTTCTGGCACAAACTTTACTAGGCTAGAGATAGAACCAGCAATCTGATTAATTGAATAGTTTTTGCCAGTTCCTATGTTGTAAACTTGACCGTAGCAAGAATCGGGCAAGTACTGTATTGCTGCAATAATGTTTGCATTTACAACATCTGATATATGAGTAAAATCTCTTTTTTGCTCTCCATCCCCAACAATTGTTAGTGGAACCCCCTCTATTCTTTGCCTTAAAAATAATCCAACAACTGGAGCGTATTGGCCTTTAAGTGGTTGTCTATTCCCATAAACATTAAAATACCTTAAGGATATTGTGTTTAGGTTGTATAAACTACTATATATTTTACAAAGATGTTCTCCAAATACTTTTGCAGAAGAATACGGGGTCAAAGGATCTGGATGTTGATCCTCAACATTTGGTACCGTATTATTTTTGCCATATGCTGAAGATGTACTTGAATAAATAAATCTTTTTATGTTATTTTTTCTAGAAAGTTCTATTACATTTGTTGTACCTAAAATGTTTGACTCAATAGATTTTTTAGGATTAACAATTGCTGGCTGAATTCTTGCATCTGAAGCCAGATGAAAAACATAATCAACTTTATCAAATAGTGGAGCAATCAAGTCGTAGTCACAGATATCATACTTGTAATTTTGTGCCTTTTCGTTCCAATAAAATTGATCATGGCATTCTGAAGATTCATTGTCTATAGCAATAACCCTATGTCCTAATTCAATCAACTTATCTACTAAGTTAGACCCAATAAACCCTGCACCACCAGTAACAAGCGATAGTGTCATTTTAGTATGACCTCTTGGCATGAATGTCTTTCCACCCCAACCTTTCTTCTGCAAGTAAATAAAACAATTGTTCTTTATTTAGTTCTGGAGACTTTATGTCTTCAAACATTGGTCCTGCTGAATGAAATGGAAAACTATATTTTTTTTCATTTATGTTTATGTTTTCATAAATGCTGCTAATACTTTTTCCATCTAAAATTTTATAACTGTTATACACGTTAGATGAGGTTAGTAGGCTAAAAACAGTAACATCGTGAACTTCTGCAGAAATATACCTTGGAAATATTTTATTTATAAATAAATCTTTAAGAATCTCTGCATCTGTATGCTCTACATCTATTTTAACATATTCTGGATCACCATACGTATTTATAATTTCTGATGGGGTTTTTGATTCAATATAAATTTTTTTAAAATTTTCAATGTCACTTGGAACTGGAAATTGACTAAGAACAGAGTTGTGCTCATGTATATAGAAATCAACCATTTCTGATTTTAATGATATGACATTGTTTAAAACAACCAGCCTATTGCTGTCTATTTCGTTCTTAAACTTGTTAACAATTTCATTAGATAGTGTTGGGTTTGCCTCTACTGCAATAACTTTATCAAATATAGCAAGATAGTATGGAATATTGCTTCCATTGTGTGCACCAAAATCATAAACAATTTTTTCTATCACTATTTATCCTTATCTCAAAATAACTGTGTCTTCGCAATACTTATCGTTGTCAAAATGAACACACTTAACTCCGTCGTGGTATTTTAAACATTTATCAATTATAGAGTATTTGTATGGGTTCCTAGCATTAAAAATTGGATACCCCTGTATTTTTTTTATATTTTTTTCTTTAGACATTGGGGGACTTAAAAACCAATCACATTCGTCTTGAATTCCTTCTATGTTATATTTTTTTAATATACAAGAAAGAATAGATTGATCATATATGTTTGTATAAAAATCATCACAGCATTTTTCTTCACACAAAATTAACCTATAGTTATCTTTTATACAAAAATATTTCCAATCTTCAATTATTTTTTTTCCAACTTTATTGTTTTTTATAAACAATGTTCCAGAATTGAACTGCTTTGTGTCTTTTGCATTAGGATAAATTTCATTAATTACAGAACAGTGGCTGTACTTATTTTCTAAAACTGGGCCACGAAATGCTAAAAATGAATCTCTTATTGCTTTTTCTGTGTATTGATTAAATCTATTTTTATTTTCTGCATTAAAAAAAAATTCATTTCCACTATCTGAATAAAAGAATAGATCTGTTTCAGGATAAATTTCAAAACACTTTTCTATTATGTATGGCTTCCATATTCCGCCACCATACGCTTTTGGAAAAACATTGAATATGGTTTTATTTTCTTCATAAAAATTGGTTTTATTTTTTAACATATGCTCATCAAATAAAACAATATTTGAAAAAATTTCCAATCCATCTATTTGCGATTTAATTCTGGTAAAAGAATTTTTCCAAGAATTGCTTGCAAAACTTATAAAAGTTATATTCATTAGACATCCTCTGTGTTTCTAAAGTTTGTTGGATCTATAATTGACTCTATTTGTTTGTGAGAATGTGTTAAAAATAAATCATTTTGTCCTTTAATGGAATACCCATTTACTAGTCCTTCTAAAGACTGTCTATAAATAAAACAATCATTTGTATACTCCATGCCTTTTCTATTTATTAACTTAAGAAGTTTTTTTGCTCCAACATAAGAATATATCATCGCTTGGGCTGCTGAATACTGGTTATTAGATTTTTGAATAAACTCAGATCCAATGTTAACCATTTCTGATTCTTCGTTTTGACCTTGAAAATAATATAAAGATAAAAAATCAAAGTTTTTTGGCAAATCATTTAAGCATAAATTTAAATTTTCTAAAAAATTTTCTTGCAAAATTATATCGTCTTCCAATACTAATAGAGTTTCTATACTATTATCAACAATATATTTCCATAAGTTAATAGTGCTTACCCAAACTCCGTATTCTCCTGGAAGTGGGTCAGTTAATCTTCCATCATATGGGTGCCATGTATCTAGCCTAATACCCATATTATTTAACACATTAAAGCCATTTTCAGTATTTCCATTAAAAAAGTTGATATCATCTATGTAATCAAAACTTTTTAATACATTGTGATTGTGCTTTATGTTTTCTATAGCACGATCATTTACTTTCATAATGGTGTACTTCATTGAAAATACCCAGAATTCTTAAACATGTCTATTCCGATTCTATCAATCAAAGAATCTATAGCCATATTTGTTCTATACTGCCAGTCATAGTCTTTAACTACCTCTGATATTTGGCCATAAAACAAATTTGATTGTGTTTCAATATTCTCTGCCGCTTTTTTCATTAGGTCAACCATAGAGTCTAGGTGTGGAAGTATGACCTCTCCGTGTCTTGTATATGTTTCTACTACATCTGATATTCCTCTGTGGGACTCAATTATATTCCCCTGAAAATATTTGTCATAAGAGCACCAATCAGATGTTGATATTACTGGCATTCCAGTGGCAAGAGCCTGTAGTGGAATTAGTCCAAACCCTTCGCCTTCTGATGGATAAATTAATACATCGTGAAAATGAAATAAACTAATCAAATGCTCAAGAGTTAAATTTTCTTTAATGTGACGAACATTTATATCTTGCCACTCTCCATAATTTGCCAAGACTTTTTCGTTGAACCAATCTTGTTCTGAAGCGCCATGATGACTGTACTTAAGAGTTATCTCATAATCAGGATTATCTCCAAATGCCTTTTTAAAAGCCTCTACCGCCAAACTTCCACGCTTTCTTGGAGATCCTGAGTCTATGTGCAAAAACCTTATTGTATCTTTTGTTCCTCGTTTTTTTGGAGTCCAAATAGATGAATCAACTCCATGTTCAAATACATGTATTTTTTCTGCAGGTGCCCCAGCATTTATAAAAGCATCTGCTCCAAATTGATTGGCCGTCCACCATTCATCATATCTTTTTGCATGATCAACCCAATGTGGGGGAACAAGTGTTGATTCCCATTGAGTCATTTGTATTTTATATTGGTGGTCATAAAAAAATCCATCAGGAGACCCAAAATATAATTGTGTTTTTGACTTTGGAGAATTAATGTCAACATTAATGGTTTCTCCGTTATGCTGATATCTTCTTAGGTGTTTGTTAATTTCATTATATGCATATGCATAACCAAAGTAAGACTCTGATCTTCTTACATGTGGATGTGCATATAAAGACATTCTAAACATTTATACCACCCACTCAATATAGTTGTTATGACTCTGTGCCGTAAACTTTAACTTCAACAACATCAACTGCTGAAGGTAATACAACAATTCTTTGTCCAGCGGTGAGTGGACTAGATATGTTTGTTATTGTTGCTGTTGCTCCCGCAGAAATTGACTGGTCGTTAATTAATGCATTTATATCGGTTAGTTCAACTCCAGTATTTAAAACACCAAGGTCATATGTAATTGTATTTGCTGAAGTATTTTTAACTCTAACTTCGTCTATATTAGCAGTTTTATTTGCTGGTACAGTATATACATCTACTGGAGCAAGAATTTCTGCACCTTCTTCGCCTTGGTTACCAATTGAAACTTGAGTTTCTACAAGGGTATTTAAAATTCCTTCTCCAGCAAGGACATATGATCCAGAAATGGATGAGGATTCTGTCCAATTTATTCCATCTGAAGAAATGGCAGAAATATCTGTTGTAACATGAATAAAATTATTATTTAGGAACATTACTTTTTGACCACTAAAATAAGCACTTAAAACTCTTTCATATTCTTGAAAGTCATTAGTAAAGTTTTTGGTGTGGATAAAGAATACATCTGAATTGAACTGACGACTAAATACGATTCCCTTTTCTCCTCCATCAGCAATATATCTAAGATATGAGTTTTCAGGAGTTGAGTAAAACGAAGTCCAAGATGAACCATCTGCAGAGTAGTATACATGAGACTGAGTTGTTGCAAAAAACATTCCATTGTATGGTGAATAAATAACTTCTTGTATTCCACCACCTACACCAATAAGTTCAGTTTGTGATTCAGTCCAGGTGTCGCCATTATCTACTGAGTAAAAAGTTTTATAGCCTCCATTTGATGCAACTATTCTTCCCTGAAAAGACCCTTGACTGCAGATAGCAAAATCACGCAAACCATTAGCATTTACACTTTTAGTCCATGATAGACCATCTGTTGACCTATAGAGATCATTTCTATACGAATCTGAAATAAAGTATAAATCAGTTGTTGTCCACTCTCTAGGCAATAGGGTAAGAAAATTAAGCAATTCTATAGTTGGATTTCCTGATACAGATGCATTAGACCATGTAATTCCGTCTACTGATGTTTTTATTGCTTCCTGTTCAATACCAACAAAATGATATTGGTTACTAGAAGATCTTCCATAAACTATACGCAGTCCTGGTCCGTTTGGATCATATTGCCAAGTTACTCCATCTGTTGAGTATGCAGATCCATCCCCAAGTGCCGATACAAATTTTCCATTAGCATAGTTAAAACTATTTGGAAAAAGCCAAGAACCCTCTGCTCCTAACAAAGTAGATGGAGACCAGTCTATACCGTCTAATGAGTGTGCAAGAACACTACCATATCCTCCAGCAACATATCCAGGACCTGTTGATCCAACCATAGTTGTGTAATAGGAACTTCCACCACCACCAGTGTTTGTGTAACCAATGATTCGTGTTATTAAAAGATTAAAATTATTAACTACCCCTGCTACAAGAGATGCAAGTCCAGAAAGGACCCCTTTACCAGATATACTTACGCCCATAATGTTTTCTCCTTCGCTGGGGTTATGAATAGATTATATCAGATTATTAAATAATCCAGTTAGAAAAACCAATAATCTGAATACCAATTCCTGGTGGGTTTGAAGAAGAGTACCCTTCAATAATTATTGTACTAAATCGAACTCTAAATGGAAGTATAGACTCAACTGTAGTTAGTGGTGCAGAGTACTCTATTTGTGTTATTGGATAATTAACGGCACTAGGAATTGCTACCCTCTTACTGTAATCGTCAATAATTACAGCAGTTGCCATTAGTCAGTTACATCCTCAATGACTATCATTTTACCCTGGCAAACTGTCCAGACTCTATCGGCATCACTTAACTCAACATCAAATACATCGCCAGTACGAAGTTGAATTGTCTGGGCAGAAGTTAGGGAAACTGTGAATTCTCCAATTTGGTCATTTGGAGTTGGACCTGGGGTAATAGTAAAAATAGTACCAGCCGAATCTTGGTCTATGTTGTTTCTAATGTCTGGACGGCGGAACTCACAACGGATGTTCCAGTCCTCAATAATCAACGGATCTTTATTGTCGTCTGTTGTATAAACTCTGAATGCTGCCGTATCGCCTTTAACTATCGTCCAACTTACCATCGGTGGTCTTAAACCAACATCGTAAGCGCTTTTTGATTCTTGTCCTCTATAAGTAGCCATAGTATTTACAATTATACCACTTGAATATAATAAAATAAATAAGTTATAAAAATGTTATACAAAAGTTGACTTGTAGGGCAAAAACATGTTATACTTGGATTATGCTACCAAACGGTAGCAATTGTTCTCTAGGAGGTATATTTTATGAGAAGAGACAAGATGGCTTGGATTGGAATCCTATCGTTGGTTGGACTGTTAGCACCCGTAAGCAATGTTGCTAAGGCTGATGACTTTTCAACTGACAACAATTTAATAAGTAAATCTTCAGAAGTTAAGCCTGCCGACCACAAGTCGGCTTTTTTGGTTTCTAAGGTAAAAATATTAGAGCGTTTTGAAAATAAGACAAATCTAACAGATACAGAACTAAAGACTTTGCTATCTTTGGTTGGATTTGAGGGTAGGGACTTAGTGGTTGCTTGGGCTGTTGCAAAGAAGGAGTCTAATGGACGACCTTTGGCATACAACGGCAACCATAGAACAGGCGATTCTTCTTATGGGGTATTTCAAATAAATATGATAGACCAACTTGGTCCTGATCGCAGAACTAAGTTTGATCTTGAATCAAACGCAGAACTTTTTAACCCTGTTAAAAATGCAGAGATTGCGTATTATATGACAAATGGTGGAGAAGATTGGTCCGCTTGGAAGGGGTTGACTCCAAGAACTAAGTCTTGGATGTCAAAATTTCCTCACTAACTAAAATAAAAATAACCCTCTTAGCACAATGCTAGGAGGGTATTTTTTTATCTAAAAACTGCATTATTGATATGACTAATATTCAGACTATTGACATTAAAATGGCTTGGCAATGAAGAAACCCACAAAATAGATTCGGCAAGGTCTTCAGCAGTAAGCGCTTGATCTTTCTTTTCTTGTTGAGTATCTATAGTCCCTGGGCATATCTCTGTTACCTTAATGTTGTGTGATGGAAACTCTAACCTCATTGTCTCAATAAGACCTATCTCGCCTCGTTTAGCATTTGTATAGTTACCACCCCCAGGATATGGAACATTACCACCTATTGATGTTACAAAAATAATAGTTGGGGAGTTTGACTTTTTCATACATGGCACAAACAGTTGTGAAAGATACATAGGGCCAGAAACATTTATGTCATAGGCGATTCTAAAGTTTGCCATTGTTTCGTGCATAATGTCTGTTGGGCTAGATCCACCACCTGCATTGTTTACTAGAAGGTCTAATGTTATATTTTTATACTTTTCATAAAAATTTTTTATTTCGTCCGAATTTGTTATATCTAGTTTGTATGTTTCAACATTTTCAGACTCTAACTCAGAAACTTTAGAAAGGTTTCTTGAAACAGCAATTACTTTATATCCATTTTTAGACAAAAGTTTGACTGTTTCATAGCCAACACCCTTACTTGCCCCTGTGACTATTGCAGTTTTCAAAATTAATGAATCCAGTGTTGTGGAACCATGTACTTATATCCACTTTTTACCAGATGAGCGGTATGGTGGTATGGTGGAGATGGAGGAAACACGATAATGCTTCCTGCTTCTGGCTTCACATAAAACGTATAATTTCCTTCATCTTTGGCAATTTCAAAATCTGCATGAGGAGTCTGTGTCTTTAGTACGCCTTCTGGTGAGGCAATAGTAAATGAAATTTCTCCACCTTCATAATCATCATTTAGATACATAACAAAAGAAACCTTTAGTCTTTCGTCTCCCTCTTGTTGGTCAAAATGTGCACCCATAAAGGTTCCAGCCTGATACTTTTTAATCGGATACATAGGAAACAGTTTTGGTTCATCTGTAATTCCTTGAGATTTTGCATAGTCTCTTGCTACATCGTCAAAAGCCTTTTGTAATGTAGAGTAGATATAGTTATTTGATTCATCTTTTTCATCAGACAAAGAAATGCTCTTATCTGTACCGTAGACGTAGTGTTGTCCGCTGCAAGCAGCCCACTCTCCCCATTCGCTTGCATTGTCACTCTCAATGGCATCAACAAGTTTTTTTGGATCATCAATTACTTTTGTATAGTAATAAACCTTTTCTTCTAGTATCTGCTTGTCCATTTCTATCTCCATTTCCTAGTATTTGTTATTTTCATAAAAATCTTTAACTTTTATAAATCCCACCAGCACATATCTGATTGGGCCTTCCTCTACATGCCTTACACCATGGTTGAAATCGTCTGTTCCTGGAAACACGACTAAAGAACCTGGCTTTGGCTTTAACTCCAAATCTTTATCACTAAAAAACAACTCCCCACCATTATAGTTGTCATTTAAATAAATTATCGTAGCATACCTAATTGAAGGATCTGTATGCTGATCTGTATGAGCCTTTAGTTCAACACCTTCTTGCATTCTTTGCAGTGTTTTTAATCCGCTAGGCTCTAACGATGGATCTACAGAATTAACTAAACGACTTAGTTTAGTAATAACGTTTTCTACAATTGGGTCATTTGCAATGCTATAGTTTTTATCTTCCCAGCCCCTGGTAATTTCAAATTTACCCTCTGCAACCAAATTTTCAACATCGTCTCTTCCAAACTTTTCTAAACAAAATCTTGTTAGGTTTTTGGTATATTCAATGTTCCAGTCAGCCTCAGTTAAATTGTTAATAATATTTTTAAACTGTTGCAATTCATCTATAGAAAGAAAATCTTCTACAACCAACACATCGCTGATTGGTTCTTTAACAACAAAACCATCATCCTGTATTTTTTGTTTTAAAGATTGAATCATTTTTCTAAATCCTTGACAGGATATTTATTTCCATTTTGATCTATCTTATACCCATCTTGTAGTATCTTTTGCCACTCTTCTTTTTCTATTTTTTGGGCATCTCTAATCTTTTGCATTTCTTCTTTCCACTGCGCTCTTACTTCTTCTGGGTACTCTTCTTCTTGCTTGTCATCCCAAAATGAGCCTAGTGTATATCTAACACCCTTAGTTATCATTGTTACTTCATGCATATTATCAAATCCACCTGCAAACGCTGCCAACAAACCTGTTTTTGGTGGAATAACTATGTTGTGACTTGGAAACTGTAAAACTCCACCCTCAATATCATCATTTAAGTATAAGAAGGCAGCATACTTGCTTCTTGCAAATGGTCCAGAATTTCCCTCTGTGTCTGTGTTGTCTGAGTGTAGTGTTGCATATGCTCCTGGCTCCCACTTTTGAGTATGATATCCGATTTGTACCAGTTTAGACTCATCAATATCATGGACATATGAAACTGCTTTGATAATGCCCTTTTTTACATTTGAAAAAAAGTCAAATGGCAAGCCAATTTCTGCTAATTCGGGATCATTGTCTTGCGGGATAACAGAAGAGTATGACTCATAAAAAGAGATTGGCATCCAGGTTAGGGTGTTGTTTGTAGCCTGTAGGTCTAAAACCTCAATTGCCTTTTTAGATTCATCTTCTGTTAAAAAGTTTTCAAACAAAAGAATATCTTCTGTTAATCTAATTTTATTATTTAAGTTCATTTTTCTATGTCTCCATCTATTAGTGTTCTATGATACTTAGCATTTGGGTCTGGCTGCTTGTCTCCAGTATGTTCTAGAATTTCCCAAAAAAATGGACAGGTATATCTTATTCCACTTTTTATTTCAGTAACGCCATGAATATAGTTCATATCCCCTGGGAAAAAATATGCAGCGCCTCTTTTTGGTTTAAACTGAACCCCTTGTAGCGGAAAGTATAACTCTCCCCCCTCATAGTCTTCATTTAAATAAAACAAACTTGACAGATCGTAGTATGGAAAATCGTTTGGAAGTCCAGCGTCTACACCTTCGTGTAGTTCTTTGTCTGCATGTGGTTTTTGAAACTGTCCAGGTAACCATCTAACAATGGTTGTTCCTGTTGGGTTAACCTTTACCTTATAAAACTCTTCTACGATTGGCTTTAGTCTTTGAAATAGCCCTGCAATAATTGGAGCAATTGCTGGATCATTTTTATCTAATGTTGGGCTAGTTGCAACCCTATCTTTCCAATAATCTGAATCATATATTACGGTTCCATTCTCATTTACATGGCTCTGGGTAACATCCCAAATAGTTATAGACTTTGCAGCCTTTTCTAAAAAATCCATCTCTTCTTGAGTCATAAAGTTTTCTAACTCAACTATCATTTCTGGCCCATTGCCAAAAAATCCAGAAGGTGTAAGGGAAGCAGTCCTCTTTACAACCTGCATGTTTTCGTTAGTGTTCATAATTACATTATATCTCTTTTTTCTCTAGAGGATTATTGGTTTTACTAGTTGTATTATCGACCACAGACAGTTTTATTGTTTTTGCCTCATGGTGTCCGACTGACTCACCCTTTTCATTAACAGCATCTCTATACCAGTCTGTCCACTTTCCTGACTGGTTGATAACTTGTGCTGCCTCACCGTATGCTTGATTTGATAAGGCTCTCTTATTATCTATATCTAAATAATCAACAATATTGATTGTAGTGTTATTTATCATTGTTAATGATATAGGAATTATTGTTGCTATAGGTGTTCCTGCTTTTATTGTTACCTCTTTGTTAGCAGCCCTGGCTTTAATGGCTAATGGTAGCGGGTTGTCATAAAATGATGTACTTATCAAAGAAGACATAGTTTCAAAATCCAAACTAAAAGAATTTACTGGGTTGATTGTTAATAAACTAATATTTTCGTCAGATTTAAAAACTAACCCTGTATTAAAACTTAATGTTGATTGACCACGACCAGTATAAAGATATGGCTTTTGATCTACTATAGACACTGTATCTGAAGTAGTATCTGTTATACCGTTCCAAACAAAGGTAATGTCGTCTACACAAGAAAGGCTCCAACCAACCATGTTGGCCTGTCCGACTGGAAAACACCTATACGCATGTCCCTGTGGAGTTTCATCCATCCAATCTCTTTTAATAGACATGGGAGAAACTACTAGCGGACATCCTATCATTTTTTCAGCGGATAAGTTAATCATTAGAAATCTTTATGTCCTAACTTGTTTATATCAGTCATAATCACTACACAGTATTTAGTTCCAGACTTCATAGGAAGAGATGCATGCTCATAAATATAGTTTGAAGGGAAAACTGCTATATCTCCAACTCTTGGCTTATGAACATAGTTGTCTAATCTTGGAAACTTTAGTTCCCCTCCCTCATAGTCATCATTAATATAGATAACTGCAGATACTGTGCAGTTGTATGCTGGACCATGATCTGCATGGATATTGAAGTGTGTACCCTCTCCTTCATATTTTACAAAGTTAAAGGCTTCATAATAAACAACCTCTATACCCCAGTATCTGGCATAGTCATCTATACACAACTTTAGTTTTTCATATATCTCTTGATGCAAATCTATTAGTTCTGCGTTTGTGTTGTCTCTTGGCCCTAAATTTTCTTGCTTATACTTAAAGTCTACGCAATCTCTTGCCCTTTTAATTGGATTAGGAGAGTTTGTGACTGTAGCATCTGACCACTTGTATTTTTTATTTTGACCTAGATTAGACTCAAGAATATTAATATATCTATCAGCATCTTCTTTAGAAAAAGCATTTGTGTATATATTTAAACCTATACCTGGATTTTCAACATTAATAGCACCATTAAGTGACCTAACAACTCTGTTAGATACTGTCTCTGATCTATCTTTTGTAAACCAAACATTATTATTTTCATCATAGGTATTCATTATTCGTATCTCCTTGGTTCCCACACTTTATTCTTATATATACCGCCATCTGGAACTCTGTACTTGGCAGAATTTTTATAATTTTTTTCAGAAATTTTGGAAGGATCTTCTAGATTAACTTCTGACTTCCAGTCTTCTCTTTTAAATGGTATTAATTGTGCATAAGGTGTGCCTTCGGGAATAATACCTTCAAACCCTTTTGCTAAAAAGAAAGGCATTGATCCAGGCAAGTGAACCTTATCGTTATCAATAATTCCAGATGTAGTTAAAAATGGTAACTCATACCTATTAAATGGTTGTGAGTACAGTATGCTGTATCCTGTAGGTGTTTTTATTTCCCACTCTGAAAACCAAGCAAAATGATTTTCATAATATCCTCTTGGATGTTCAAACTGTGGCATTTTTGGTCTTGGAACACAAAAATCTTTATATTTAGCATCAGCAATTGTAACTGACATAGTGTTAGGGCTTCTTTGAACAAACTCTATGTCGCAAGGAGTTCTAAGAGTGTACCCTGTACCCATAACATCAAATATTGCAGGACATGCTTTCCATGTTGGGATTTTGCCACCAACATTTGGATCTTCCCAATATTCTCCATCTTGCTTTTTAGCAAATCTGTCTGCCTTTCTATACCAATCTGGAATAGTTTTTATAATTGGAGTTGGCAAAGACGAATCGTCTAAAGTTATCCAAGGTTTGTTTGATGTAAAGGTTATTGTGTTGCTCATGATCCAGTTTCTTGATAAAATTCTGGCTTATGATATTTATCACTATAATCAAGCATAGTAACCAAAGAATACTTTGTTCCATTTTCAACTGGCATTGCTCTATGTGAATACATATATGTTGAAGGAAAGATTACAACATCTCCAGCAACTGGTCTATACAAAATATCTTGATGCTGGAAGTGAAGACCTCCACCCTCATAGTTGTCATTAAGGTATGCAACTAAAGAAACTGTACAGTTATATGAAAACCCATGGTCGTGATGGTATTGGAAGTGATCTCCCTTTTCATATTTAATAAAATTAAATGCTTCCCAATATCTTAGGTTGTGAATATTAAATTTAGCACAATAATGATCTACTACTTCTTTTTGCGTTGTATAGCAATCATCCCAGATATTGGCAAGTTGCTTATACTCTTCTGTTCCATCATCATAAAGATCACTCTTCTTATACTTAAAATCTACGCAATCTCTGTAGTCTGGCATCAACTCTTGGTACCCTACATATGCTGGTTGCCAGGCATATCTGACTGGATTGCCGTCAACAATATTTTCATTTCCACCCAGGACATTTTCTAGTCTTTCTGGAATGTTTAAATCTCTTGGCAAAACATTACTATAAACAAGAATGCCACTCCCAAGATCTTTTACTGTTATACCTTTGTGCTCTAACGTATTCATAATTACCCCTTTCTTAAATTATATCATAAACTATATTCTATGTCGGAAATCCACATAGGAACGCTATATCTTACAGAATTAATGCTATCTACACGATGTGCAAACTGATCATCAAAATCAATTCCGTGTGAAGGAAAAATAATTAAACTATTAGATACTGGTGTGTAACTATGCTCTAAAAATGGAAACTGCAATATTCCATCATTGTCTAATGTGCTTAAATAAAGTATTGCACTATATCTAAACTGTGAATTTCTCCATCCATCATGGTCTAGGTGCATTGGCACTATTGAACCAGGAAGATGCTTAGAAAGCCACACGTTAGATACTTTTAGATTTTTTTCATTGTATAGTTCAAAGATTACATTATTAACTTTAGGAAAAATCTTGTCTTTAAAGATATTAGACAAATCCTTTAACAATGACATATCTTCATTTGAGTCTTGCCAATAAAAATCTTTGCCAAACCTTAAGGCAAATCTTCTGTCCTCTTGATCTGACGAAAATAGTTCTTGATTATTATTAATGAAGTCAACCATTAGTTTATTGGTATCATCATCAATAAAGTTTTCAATTACATTAATATGTTTCAAAAAACACCCCTTTTTTAATTATATCACAGCACATTAAATCTTTATCACTCATATAAAGAATATTCTTTTGGTGCTGCCCAAAGAGCAATACTGTACCTTGGGCTATTTATTTCTTTTACCTCATGCATAAATTGATAATCAAAGTCTATGGCTTTTGATGGGAAAAGCAATAACTCACCAGCAACTGGGGTATAAGTAAAATTAACAAAAGGAAATTCTATAACTCCGTCATCTTGAAGGGATGTTAAGTATAGAACGGCACTATGAGAAAAATGAGTATTTTCACCCTCATCTGTATCTTCATGCATAGCGACTCTGGATCCTGGCTCATGCTTTGATATCCAAAAACTAGAAATAACTAGATCTTCATTATAGAACTCTTTTATTTTTTTTAACATATTGTTAAAAATTTTAGTTTCAAGTATTTCTATAATTTCAGAAAGTGGTGTTAAGTCTTTTTTGCAGTCTTCCCAAAAATTATCATGACCAAATCTCCATACATATCTTTTATTATCTTGATATACCACAAATTTTTCTATATTGTTGTCTATAAAAGATGTTAACTTATTTATATGCTCAGGCTCAATAAAGTTTTTAACCACATTGATATGATTCAATACAAACCCCCTACATTTAAACTATTATCGTCTAGTTGCGTTGAATGGGAACCATGGTCCAAATGATGGTGGGAAGAACGGGAAGAACGGTGGGAAGAACGGGAAGAACGGGAAGAACGGTGGGAAGTATGGGAAGAACGGTGGGAAGAACGGGAAGAATGGTGGGAAGAACGGTGGGAAGAATGGACCAAATCCTGGGAAGAATGGTGGGAAGAATGGTGGAGCAACTGGAGTAACAGAGTTAGAAGCAGAAGATGGATCTGATGTAAGTGTTCCGTTACTTAGTGTAACTGTAAAAGTATATGCTGTTCCATTTGCCAAACCAGTTACTGTAATTGGTGACGAAGATGCTGTGCCTGTTATAGATCCTGGATTAGATGTTGCGGTATATGTAAGACTTCCAGTACCTTTACCTGTTGTTGATGGGGCAGTAAAAGCAACTGATGCTTGTGCATTTCCACCTGTTGCTGTACCGATGATTGGGGCGTCTGGCTTACGGCCATCCTGGGAGTCTGTTATACCGATATTTTGCATAATTGAATTATAGCATACTTATTTAAAGTTTATCTATTTTACGATACAGATATATATATAGATTTTAGCAGGGCTTCCCCAGCATTATCAGTTCTTATCTGTGGTATACCACCAAAATTTTGAATGGCAAAGTCATTTAAAAATATATTCTGAGAAACAGTAAATTCATAATCATACTGGTATTTTAGATTGCCTACATATGTGGTTGGTATTTGATCAGAGTCTTCAACATATGTTCTAAACCACACCTCTGTATTGTTTGAGTAGGTAGTCAATAAAATATTATAACGTATTGTTATGATTGAACCAATATTTAAGGTTTTAAAATTAATCTTGCCTGTGGTTGAATTCCAAAGAGAAACACCTCCATTTGGCAGGTACTGCTCATTTTTTTTATATCCTACCCTATCAATTAAAAGCCTAACCCAGCCATCATCACCTTGATCTATTCCTACCCGTTTTTGAGACTTGGATGTATTTTCATAATATGCCCAACCTATTTGTTGCTCAGAAGGTGATAAAACGCTTTTTCCGTCCTTGCCATCTTTTCCATTTTTACCATCTTTTCCTGGATCACCCTTTTCACCTTTTTCACCAATAGGCCCTTGAGGTCCTTGTTGACCTTTTTCACCTTGTGGGCCTGCAGGTCCTTGTGGTCCAGGAACTGGTAGGAAAGATAAAGTAGGATCTTGTCCTTGTGACTGAGCAACCTGCTCTGCATAATTAGATTTTCTAACTGGAGAGTCCATGCTCTTTGATATAGCCATAGACTTACTTCTTTACTTTAAATATAGTCCCATTTATTTTTATAACTGGTGGGAGTTTAGTGTTTTTGTCATTAATTTTAATTATCACAAACTGCCTCCAGGAGTAACATCTCCAAGAACACATATAGTTCCTATGACTGGAGTCCAAGTAATTGTAGAAGATCCGTCTGGGACAATTGCCTGTAGATCAAATGATAATTCAGCAACTACAGACTTATATTCAGCACCCCAATTTGTTGTTGTCTCAGATGGGGCAGTGACTGTTATGACACTTCCATCAACTGTAACTGGAAGGTCATCTAAAAAGTTAAATACTGGATCATACGCTGTTGCAGAGAATGTCCATCCTTCAGTGTCAAACTCTGTAACTTCGTCGTTCTCAAGAAGGGATACGGTAAATGAGGCAGAGTCTCCACGAACCACCGTCCACTGTATATTTGCTGGAGTGGCTCCAAATTTTTCTATTGTAGGAGAGCACATATCATTGATTATACCATAATAAATAAGGTTAGCCCCTAGGAGCAGTGGGTGGGGTGGGGTAGCAAACCTAGGGACTAACTCTTAGATTATATCTTATTATTTGTATAGTTATTCATTTACGTATAAAACCAGGAGTTTATTAAATTGTTATCTAATCGTTACAATACTAAATGTCCGTTTTGTAATGTTATGTACAATTAACCAGGGTATTGAGTAGTGTATACTTAAAATATATAAAGAAAAGAATATACTGTAAAAGTTATATACTTATATATATTATATATAGAGATTACTTTTTATTATGATCTGTAATATGTTCAATTAATAGATCGAACATCTTGTCAGTCTTATCCTCTAATCTGTTGACTGAATCTTTTAGTGATGATCCTGAATTTGGCTTAAGTTCGCTTAGATAGTGCTTGATTAGAAAATTAATAACACCGAATATAACTCCGCCTATTGAGAGTACAGTAAGAATGAATGCAGCCCAGTCTTGTGGAGTCATAAGGTTTATTATATCATTATTTAAGATTAAATTAGTTCATAATAGTTGAGATTTATGACTCTTCTAACCTTTTGATCCGTACAACTAGTAGAAGTATGTGGCATATTATTGTTAAATACTAATAGTCTATTCTCTATGCATTCTACCTCTGTGCCGTCCTTAAACCTGGTAACGCCATCGGTTGTATCTAAATAATATACCGCTGACTTCAATAAATGTGCATCTTCAAAATCTGTGTGATATCCAAACTCGTTACTTACTGGATTCCTAGTAACTAAATTTGCCTTAACTCTTGCGATTGCTGCTGGATTTATTTTGTTTATTAAAGGGTATATAGATTCAAAGTGTTCTGACATAACTCTATGATTTTGATAAAACATGTGAACAAACTGAAAGTCATATGGTCCAGTGCTTACTTCAGTCGTAATAGAACTACTATATCCCCAAGGAAATCTTGGATCGCATACAGTGTTCTTAACTTGGTTAAATTCGTTAGGTAACAAAAAGTTATCAAATACCTGATATGACATATCTACCCCCAAATATAACTATATCACTATTTACTACTACTCAGCAGTTATGTAAGTACCGTTGATATAAACATGGGTTGCAGTAGTTAATGTTACTGGGCTACCCTGCTTAAACAATGCTTCCATTACTGGAGAATTTGCTCCACCAGATTGCTTTATGTAGTGCAAATCAAGAACTGATGTATTTGCTAAATGATCTGCTTGCAAAATAGCATGTCCTGTATTATCTGGATTAGCAGTTTCATCAACAAGACACCATGACTGAAAATGATTCATTGTTCCAGAAAGTGGTGCAAATGGAAGCGCTGTCTTATATTGTCCAGTACCAAAATTTGTAACGGTAGCCATATCAATTTCAATAAAAAAAGATACCATACGACCATTCTTAACATAGTGTGAATTGTATGTTGGATGTGTAGCACCTGATCCAGTAAATGTTAAACCAGTTGCTGTAAAGTTTGGAGTCCATCTTGTAACTTCTCCATTGCTACCTGTTCCAACAGATGTTGTCACATAATCCCAAGTAGCAATCCTTGTTTCTCCACCGATAGTTGGTGTACCAATATATGCATATGTGCTTGCTGGATTAAGAATAATGTCATTGTTTGCATATAAAGAAAGATTTGATCCATATGATGAAACTTGTTCAGTTTTATTGTCACCAAGAACAATTCCACCTTGTGTTGAATCTTGATTTCCAACAATTACTAAGTGGTTTGCAATATTTCCATCACCAATAAGTACATCATCACCAATTGTAATGTTATCTATTGCCCCGTTACTTGTAAGTGTAATCTTGCTAAATGTTGGGCTGTCTGTTGTTCCTAAATCCTGTGGAAGAGTTGCATCTTCTCCATCAACACCCTTTGGAAGGAATATGCTCCACTCTGCACTATTTCCAACTGGATCTCCTAATCCACCACTTGATGTTGCTATGTAAAGATTGTTATCGCTTCCTTTTACAACAGCAATGTTTGCAATGTATCCATTACCAGAAACATAACTGCCTAAATAAACAAGTCCTGGACTACCAGTATCTCCCTGTGCACCATCTGCACCAGGAGCACCATCATTGCCATCTGCTCCATCAGCACCGTTAATACCCTTTGCTGCAAGTAAATTCCAGATAAATCCTTCTGAAGGTGTATCTCCAACATTTCCACCGTTTGCATTAGCACGGTACCAAAGTTGTCCATCATAAGTTGCAACATCTCCTACAGCATATGATGCACCACCGTTGTATTCCCCAACATAATTCCATAGAGCATCTGCACCATCTGCTCCATTTGAGCCATTAGTGCCGTTTTCTCCTGCTGGGCCCTGTGGTCCTGGTTCTCCCGAACCTGATCCACCTGCTTGGGTAAACCGTGCCATAATTAATTTCCTGATTCTAGGTTTGTAGAAAGAACTGCCACTTTGGAAGTATTAGTGTCAGTAATTGCATATAAAGAATCTTTACCTGAAAGTTCAATAGACCACGCAGCACCTGGAGCAAGGCGGTATCCATAATTATTGGAAGTCACTCCAATTCCACCAATATAAACATATGCTGATTCATGTACATTTTGAATAGTAATGTCCAAACCAGTATGAGTTCCGTTTGGAGTTAGGCGTGTAGCCTCAGTGTTGCTAAGAGTGGTAAGTAGGTGTTGGGTCATACAAGAAGTATACCAGAGTTCTAAGATAAATAGTCTTTAATTTCGGCGGGATACGAGTCAAGCCGAAAATAGAGGTTATACAAACCATCCTCTAGACAATCTATGGGAGATACTCCCAACTATGTCTACAAGTGGCTTCAAACCTTCGTATGGGCTATAATAGGTTATGTGGATAGCGGTATATTGGGAATGTTTTCATATAGTCAGTTTATTGTTTTTTTATTTGTTATTATGATGATGGTTTGGAGATAATGTGCCAGAAGATGTTACATTTGGAGATTGGTTAAAGCCTTCTTCTCCAAGAGCCAGTGAAGAGGTTGTTAACTCCCGCTTAAAAATATGTTCTGGATGTGAGTTCTTTAAGAAGAATGGATCCCGCTGCAAAAAATGTCATTGCTTTATGAAACTTAAAACCGAGTTGCTTCATGCTAAATGTCCGATAGGTAAATGGTAATGAGAGACTGGCAAAGTGAAGAATGGTTGAAAAACCAGTATATCGTTATGGGTCGTAGTGTTAAGTGGATATCTGAGATAGCAGGTGTTCATCCAGATTTAATTAGGTTCTATCTGGATCAGTATAAGATTATTCGTCCCCTGCCAAAATGTGAGCATGGCTTTGTGGCTTGTCGGATATGTAAGGTTTATCAGTAGTTTGTTGGCAGTCTGAGCATACCAAATCTGAAAATGTTTTTGAAATGAGGTTTGGGTACTCTATGTCCCAAGAGTTCTCAAAATTGTCTAGTATTGCCATAAGGGGTTAGTCTTGTGGTTTTGATTGATGTGGGTTCTCGCATGTGCATTCAGCACAGCAGTTTTTACCAGTTGTATCTTCTGTCATATATAGATTATAGCACCTTTGTATACCCGAAAATCTGAAAAATTTTTCATTTCCCAAAAATCTGAATATTTTTCTCAGATGTATGATACGCAATACAGTAAAAAATATCACTTAAGATTAGTGAGCACACACGGGATCGGTCTACGATGTACCTTGTAGATACCCGTCAATTCCTAAAATATCGCATGTAATTTTTACTCTTTGATTTTTTAAAAGTGTAGATTTATAAAGGTCAATAAAGTCATATACCTCCTGCTTAGACATGAGGTTAATGTTGTGTGTGTTGCCTGACATTGATGTGAGTGTTACTTTCATTTGATTCCTTTTCTAATTTATCTTTGTGCCATTGTGGATAGTGAGAGCGGTCATAGTTTGCTATTGTTCCCCCGCTTGCAAGGTGAGCCCTGCGCCTTTCTATTTCGTTTGACATAGGCATGGCTCTATGTAAATAGTTGATGCTATAACACTTACCTTAGCAAGTGTATCGCAACCATCGCAGAGAAAAATATCTACCAACATATGTTTGACAATCTCCAATCAGACCACATACCTAAGCGGTCTCCGTCTGATTCAATATAGAACGATTCTATATTTTGCTCACAATCTGTACAGAAAGTGTACTTAGTTTCGTTGTATTCGGATATTGCACCCATGTTAGGTGTATGTGTATGTGTTAATGTAGTCATGGAGACCACCTTTCTTTATCTTGATAGTAACTATCCTAACATATACCACCGACATTTTGAGGGGTACAAATCGGACATTCTGGACTTTGTGGTATGCATCACATGTGTTCTACATCACACTGGACGTGCCAGCACGTTGTCAAATCGACACGCCGATAGTGTTAAGATTGTTATGGAAATGTTATTGAATCCCCCGAAATGTGGCGCTAATCACATAAAAAGTTTTGTACTAAATGTCCGTTTTATTCCGTAATGTCTGAGTCAATTTGTCAGACCCCCATGCTAAGATAGTTATATCAAGTTAAAGAAAGGGGTTCACATGAACTCACTATATGCCCCCGCAGATAGCCTTAAGCCTACTCTGCACTTCCCTAATCGTAATGGCGATTGCTTCTACTGTAACGAAACAATTACTTTCGTTGCAGGTCTAAATCGCTATGTAGGCAACGATGGTATTCGTTGCAGAAAGGCAGGTAACTGATGATAGATACCTACATTGACCAAAATGAATTTTATCTAATCAAAGATGAAATGCGTTATTGCTGTGAGGAATCACAGTTCAAGTATGTATGCAAGGCACATGGCGAAACCATGGGTTGCTACTTCTGCGAATTCAACTATGTAGAAGATTGCGAGGAGCAACACTAATGTCAATTCTAATCGCTTCAGAAGTGCAAGAGAATCGTCTCTTGTCTAAATCAGAGCCATGGCGTTATCGTCTGGCTGATACTTACTTAATCGCTTGCTCTGTATGCGATAACAACTTCATGGAGATTCTATTGAAAGATAGAGACTTCACAAAATTTACCTGCGAAAATTGTTGGGAGATATAAAAATGGCAGATATGCAATTACTTCAATATGTAAAATCTATGTCACAAGATATTCGTGGCGATGTAGATAGTGGTAACGCTTACCTAATGGGTTACTTGTGGGCTTCGCTCACATTGAAACAACAACATGAGACTGCGGAATCATTTCGCAACGAATTAGCGGAGGTGCGTGAGCGATGAAAGAATTTTATTTAAATGGTAACGCTGCATTCTTTTTTTTATTTGGGTTATTTATTTATTCAATCTGGTTACACTTGACTGAATGACTATGCAGATCATTGCATAAAAATGCGACGTGCACGACGTCCCCCTGTGGTGTAAATCACATTACATTTACGGCGTGTCGTCTTGACTTTTAAGATTACTTATGCTAAGATTCTATCTATAAAATTAAATAAAGTAGCAAAACGATGTGACCAACCTCACATTCAATTTGTCTGATATGTCCGATTCTCAATTTGATATTGTCACCCAAAAATGCTACACTTGCTATATTAACAAAAAAGAAAGTGAGACAAACTTATGTCTGCAAATGTCTACAATGTCCAGTCCCTACTTGTGGGAAAAGAATATATCTCCAAAACAATGCGTGGAGAAATCATAAGTGCAGAGCCACACCCTAAAGCGGTATGGTATGCAGATTGCGACACCTACCTTGTAGAAATCGCACCTTACAGCGGTTCTAACACATGGGGTCGCAAAACATTCCGTACAGTTGCAGTAAGAAAGGAAAACTAATATGTATAAAGTAAATCTAGAAACTTTTAATGGTACAGTTAAAACCATTCAACTACCCTCACGAGGTGCAGTTGCACAATTTATCAGCACTTATCCTAACACGCTACCTGCTGGCGTATCTGTAAAACTATCATGTGACGCACTCGGCGTTCGTGGAACACTTCGTGGAAAGGCTACACTCTAATGGTAAAAGTTGAACACTCTCTAAAGTTCGTTACAGAAATTGACGAAACTCATCCAGTAGGAATGCAGATTCTTGCACTAGAATCAACAATGCGTAAAACAATGCTTGAAGGCCTGCTAAAAGAAGTTCTTGCACCACGCATTCAGCCTGCGTTAGATGAAATCAACGAAAACGGCTCGTACGCAATTCTAAAGGTGGCAGACTAATGATGACACGCAAAGACTATGTAGCAGTTGCAGATATTCTTTCAGGATACCAAAAAGCCATGATAGATAATTACTGGTGGGAAGATTTGGTAAATGACTTTGCAGATTTTTTTGCAAGCGACAATCCAAACTTTAATCGTGATAGATTTACACAAGCATGCGAGGAAATGGAGACAAGAAATGCTAACTAACTGGGATTTACTTGCAATCATAATTGCACTTGCTGGCTCAATAACAGTTATGTTTTTATTCTGGAAACAAAACATAGAACTAGTCAAAGAAAATTCTAGACTACACAATGAGTTGGTTACACTAAGTCGTTTTAATCAAAAGCGATAAACTAAAATCCTGAGCACGATCTAAAACTGCTCAAATTTTCAACGTCCCGTTTTCCACAGGGTTATCCACAAGCCAGGTAGTTATCCACAGGCATTAAGTGTGATTAAGTTCACACCATTAATTTTCGCAGAACTTGGCTTATGAACTTCACTTTGTCACCCCCATATGATAGGATATTTATATCAACTTAAGAAAGAAGGCTCCCATGACCGCACATGTATGCATGCAGTGTAATGAAAATGCAGTAGATGTAACCGAACTCTATTGCTTCCGTTGCTACCTTGACCGAGAGGTAGAAGCCATGATAGGCTATGACTACATTGACCAACTATTCCTAACAAAAGAGGCTAACTAGTATGGATTTCTATGACGAATACTATGAAACGGATATGCTCCGCCCAAACGCAGTAGGTTGCTATTGCAAATTAAACTATCTATGCTCAGAATGTAAAAGGAGTTACAACTAATGGAATACTTATACTCAGTTACTTCAACTAATGACAATAGCACTAGCCCTGAATGGGTTGGTCGCTATAGTGATGCTCTTTCTGCCGTTGGTGCGTTCATGGCATGCAACGACTATGGAGATGCAAAAGAATATCGCACAATTAACTTGTCAGAGCCTAATGGCAAAATGCACACCAAAATCTTTTATCGTAATGGAAATGTAGGGGGTAAGTAATATGGGTTCAGTTACAGCACTAGGAATTAAAGAAGAAGTCCTTGACTTGGAGACTCAGATTCTCTATCACCTTAAGGCTAATCACTATCCTCCAGTCCCCGCAGAAATGGTGCAACCTTGCATTGAAGCCATTGACGCCTTCTATGATGAGGACTATGACCGCATGATTGACATGCCGAAGGTTGGTGACTTTCAGATTCTTTATCGTGGAGAAACTCAAGCACCTGCACACGCTATCGTAGACCAGCATCACCTTGATGTATTTATTGAGCCAGCCGATGACTGGCAAGATGGGTCTGATGACTTCCCACTCTCACTAGAATATGATGAGGGGTAATATGGAAGATTTTTTTATTCCCCACTCAAAATATTGTGATTGTTATGAATGTATTTCTAGCGAAGAGGACGAATAAATGGCTGATACAATAAACAACATGGATCTAGTATGGGCAGATAAATTAACACCAGGTTCTCTGATGCCTGATGATCTAATCAAGATTGATGATGAACTCATCGAAGTAATTGATATCAATTCTGATTCAACTGGAGACAATTACTTTATCGATTGTGTTGATGTGTATGGTGAACCAGATACAATAACAATTGCACACGACACATATGTTGACCTCTATGTTTATATAGAAAAAGACGAGTAGCAAAGGCGGGACGTCCCGCACCACAAATGTCCGATTTACCCTAATTAAGACCAACTTGTATTTTTCCCTGATTTTTGCTAAAATTATTATATGAAAAAAACACCCGAGGAATTACGCAGGCTTATGGAATTACGCCGTAGCAATGCGGCCTCTGCGGTACCTAATAAAAAGAAATATGACAGAAAGAAATGTCAGTCGCTAATGCTAAAATTAAAAAAAGAAAGAGGGTCCCACCATGACTAAACTACTACGCTCTAAAGATAGAAAAGTTGCTAATGCCGTCACCCCTAATGGAAAACAAGCAAGTATCGCTAACACATTCGGATTACCTGCAGGTAAAAACTATTCATGTCCTGGCGCTACTAGTGTCTGCGAAAGTGTTTGCTATGCAGGCAAGTTAGAAAAGATATTCCCAACAGTAAAGAAAAACCTATTGCATAACTGGGAACTACTACGCAATGCAGACGGAGAAACTATGGTCCGTCTACTTAATGAAATGATTAATGATTTTAATGCAGAGTGCGATAAGCGCAATGCACCTAAGCAATTCCGTATCCACTGGGACGGAGATTTCTTTAATGATACTTATGCATATGCATGGAAGGTAGTTGTTGATAAGTATCCAGACATTCAATTCTGGGTATATACCAGAGTTAAGTCTGCAGCGCTTATTCTAAAAGACATTCCTAATCTTTCACTATACTATTCCACAGATAGCGATAATAAGGCTATAGGTATAGGACTTAAAGCAGATCATAATATCTCCCTTGCATACCTTGCCAAAAATTTCTTAATAGGACAAGAAGACATGAAGGAGTTAACAGGCAAGCCTGGGGCTAAGTGCCCTGAGAATAAAAAGGCTATTCCACTTATCTCACAGAAAGGGTCTGCATGCGCTAGTTGCAAGTTGTGTATTTATGAGAAATCTGATATAGTATTTAGTGCAACCAAAAAGTAGGGAACTATGGACAAATTCATACTATGGCTAGGGATATGTTTCCTTATCCTATTTATCACAGGCAACTTGTGACCTATATCACAGGGGAAAGGGTCTCAAAATATGAGATTCTCTAGGCTAGGAATTGTATTTCTGAGATTTCTCGGATATACTAGAAATATAACAAACCAACACAGAAAAGGAAAAAACATGACAGTAGCAGTAGCAACATACAAGGTCGGCGACACTTACACTTCACAGAAGTCAAAGGTCACAGGCACAATCGTTGAAATCGTACCAACATCAAAGGACACAGTTCGTGTTAAGTTAGATGTAAATGGCTCAACACGCTGGACAACTTGGAAGGCGTAAGCCTTTCATAGTGGTTAGCGTACAGCCACTATAAACAAGAGGCGTGAACCAACCTAAGCAAGTTGCAAAAAGGCTTATCCACCCCCTATAATAGAAATATCAACCACCAAAGAAAAGGAACACCATGTCAAGAGCAAAAGCAATCTCAGTTAAAATCGCAACACCAAAGGTAATCAAGGCACTAGAAGGCGCACTTGCTAAACTAGAAGCAGACTACACATCACAAGAAGCCAACGAAGCAAAGTATCAAAAGCAGTATGAGAAGTATAAGAAGGAACTTATTGACTATGCAGTAGCAAACATCAAGAAGGCAGAAAACTTCCGCACTTCATATCGTTCATGGAATAACTGCCTTAACATTGACTTCGATTTGACAGTATCCGAAAAGGATATGCCAACAGAGCCAACTAAGGATTTCGAGGTTATCCATCAGCACACATATCGTGAGCAGAAGGAAGAAATCACAAACGCAATTCGTATCCTCAAGATGACAGATGAAGAAGTAGTTAATACTTCAACATACAATGCGGTGGCTCGCTACCTCTAGCAAAGTTGGGTGGGGTGTAAAAGCCCCACTCATTTCGCCAGGCTGATTAGGGCGATAATAGAAATACTATAGAGCAAGGTTACTGCAGACCTAAAGAAGCAGACCTCCTGAGTAAGAGCCAAAACTGCTCACACAATTTAATACCACCACTAACAAAAGGAAAAAACAAATGACACTAGGCGGATATACATATCAAATCGGTGATCTGTTCACCACAAGCAAGACAGGTGTTACTGGTCGCATTAGCAACTTCACACCTATCAACTCTAAACTTACTAGAGTTTCACTAAAGTTAGCAAACGGCTCACACCGATTTGCAATGGTGAAAACATCTAAGTAATTAAATATCCTGAGCATGATATAAAACTGCTCACTCACTGTTTTTTGCGACGTGCAGTGTGAGATTAATCACATCCCAATATGTAAGACTATTAAGACCATTAAGTTGCATTTGTCGGTACCCGCTGCTAGACTTATATTAATAACAACAACAGAAAGAGGCCCCCATGGACCAGCCAGTACTAACCAATGAATACTACATGACACGAGAATTTCTTCAGAATCAGGCTGTAGCGCTGCAGGAATTAATTGAGAAGAAGGATGCGATGATTGTCTCATTGCAGGACCGTTCATCCGAACACTCACAATCATTGTATGCAGAACAACGAGCACACCAAGCAACCAAGGATGCAATCAAAGAATATGTTATTGAATGCCTTGGTAACCGTGAGTTCACTCACGAGGTTGCAGAGATGTTTGCACAGATTGGTGACTTTGAACTAACCAAGACTGTAACTGTTAATGCAGTTGTAGAGTTTGAGATTGAGATTGAAGTACCATTTGATGTTGACGCAGATGATGTGGCCAACACACTTGAATTCAGTGTTGACTCATTTGATTATTCAATCGATGATTTCAATGTTGATACCCGCTCAATTCAGGCAGAGGATAATATTTAGTAGGGGGCTACTAATAGACATGTCGAATGTCTTTAAACTAGGCAAGGGACCTGAGCATTGTCCATGTAAACGGCTCACTTTTTATTGCACGTCCCGCAAAAGTTGATCTTGTCAAGTATTTACGATGTGAATTACGACACCCTTAAAAATGTCCGATTTGTACACATCTAACTATCCTGATTTGCATATGTCGCTGGCTTGGTGTATAGTTATATTATCAACAACAAAAAGGAGAAACACTCATGGCACATGACCTAGAATCACAAAACGGCAAGGCATCTTTTGCATCTTTCCGTGAACCTGCATGGCATGGATTGGGTACTGTATTCACAGAAGAAAAAACAACCGCAGAAATGCTAGAGGCTGCAAACCTCAATGGTTGGAATGTTCGTCTTGAAGAAATGCCAATTCCATCACACTTAACAAGCGACAAAGAATACCAATATGTCGTACGCACTAACCCTACAACTAATACCCAGACAGATGTTCTTGGTGTAGTTGGTGAGCGTTATCATGTATTGCAGAATGAAGACTTATTCTCATTCGGTGACAATATCCTAGATGGTGGTGGTCGTTGGGAAACCGCTGGCGCTATCAAGGGTGGGCGTGTAGTATTCGGCTCTCTTGCATTAGAGCGTGAGACTGTACTAGACCCTAGCGGTGTTGCAGATAAGGTAAAGACTTATTTGCTCATCAACACATCACACGATGGCTCAATCGCTATTCAAGCAAGCATTACACCTGTTCGTGTGGTGTGCGCTAATACTCTTAATCTTGCACTAGGCTCACGCAAGAAGAAGAATGGTATCAAGCAATCATTCAAGATTCGCCACACGCAGACTGCCAATGGTAAAGTGCAGATTGCTCGTGAGACTCTTGGTCTTGCTAATGCATACATGGACGAATTTGACATCATGGCTAAGGCTATGTTCGAGAAGGAAGTCAATGCTAAGCAATTCAACGATATTATTCTCGCTGCTTACCCTAAGCCTGAAAAAGATTCTAAGGGTGCCGTCAAGAAGTGGGAGAACAAGGTAGATATTATCAACGATATTTACACAGGCGAATTTAACGGCATGATTGCTGGCTCTGCATGGGGCGCTTTCAATGCACTTACAGAACGCCTTGACTGGTATCGTACAGCACGAGGTGGCAATAACGAATCTATCCTTGCAAGTGCAAGTGGATTTGACCCTGCTATCAACGCAGAAAAGAATCGTCTGCTGAAAGTTGTGCAGAATGTCATGCAACTAGCATGATACAATTTCCTGAGCATGAAATAAAACTGCTCACTGGTCTGTTAGAATAGTTGGTTAATTCGCTACCCTGTCACGGTAGAGATCACGGGTTCAAGTCCCGTACAGATCGCAAATGCGGGACGTTCCAAAATGGTACAAATAGGACATACTTATCAGTAACTAAATAAATACAATTAAAAAAGTAATTACGATAGAGTTGATTTTTCCCAGGTTCTAGGCTACAATTAATATATGACTACCACCTACAAACCATACACAATATCAGAACTCGTAATGGAAATTTATGAGGACAACCTATCACACTTTGAGTTCCATGAGAACATGGGTGGAGAAGACTGTGATTGCAATCTCCATATCACAATGAATACCATTATGCAATATTGGGAGGGATGATGACCAGGTGTAACATGTGTATGTCTAATTGGGACGACAGTGATTATGTACACCTATGTGATGTATGTGATACTGATGCTTATTTAATGGAGGTTGCCTATGTGGACCAAGTATAGTTATGTTTGTACTGATTGTGATGCCCTGATGGAAGTTATCACTAATAAGACTCCTAATCACGATCCCGCCTGTGTTTGCTCATTGGATACCTTTGTCGTAAGAACAGCGGTAGAGCCAGAACAGATGGCCCCTGTGATTAGTATCACATCCTCAAAAGTTGTAAAAATCAACACCAACCCTTATAATTAATATTAAGACCACAGAAAGGAAATCCCACAATGCCAATGTATGACCTGAAGGTGATTGTAGAATACAACTACGAAGTAGAAGCAGACAACGAAGAAGAAGCAGAAAAGATGGGCTGGGAGTACGAGGACTACGGATTCCCTGAAGTTTATTCTATTGAGGTAGATGAACAGTATGAAGAAGATGAAGTCGAACTAGATGAAGAAGTAATCTAATGCATGCCTTCATTGAGTATATGAAGATACATGAGATAAGTCTTATGCAAGACCTTGAGAAGATTGACTATGTTAATAGTCATCATTTCTATAGGACTAAAGAGGCTGAGATTTATAATACCCGCCACCTTTTGTCAGTGGCACAGGATATGATAGAGTAATGGAAACAACACAACTAAACCCAAGACTGCAAAAACTCGTAGACCTAGGAGAGTCAGGTACTGATATCCTCCATGGTGAACTTAAGAATATGATGTATGAGTGTGAGAAGATACTCGTGCCTCTGCTGGAGAACTCTGATGAACTTGGTTCTGATGAGGAATATGAAGACACCGTTGAGCGCTTATATAATTCAGGATACATGGACGCTTTGTCTAGTGTCTATGCCCTTACATATCAACTAGCATTTGCTATATCAGATAGGACTAACAAGAATGCCTAAGTGCCTTGATTGTGGCCAGACTAATAAGTTTTGGTATGATGAAACATCTCACAAGTTAGGTATATATAATTCTGCGGGGGAACTTGAAGATGTAGAGACAGACTGGTATGATGATGTATCCAATGGGCACTGTGCAGACTGTGACTCCACCAACATTGAGGGGAAACTATAATGGACAACTTTATCGAAATGACATTTGAAGAAGCAGATGAGCAATTCAAATTCATGGTTAATAACTATGATGAGTATGCCTCATTAGATGGTTTGATGTTTGAAACCTACGGTGACGAGGTAGAGTATGTCAAGTCAAAGCCAGAAAACCGTATCTGGATGTATGGAGATGGCGATGATGGTGGCACCTATATTTGGTCAGGCTGGCACTATGTAAATAGGATTGGTTATCTTATTAGCGAAAAGCCTGTTCCTGAAAATACCACGATTCAAATCAAGATGGGCTCTTACTGGTATTGCTGTGAGGGCTGCGGTACAGAGACTGAAGACGATGGCCAACTAATTAATGATAGATACAGCGAGTTTGACAAATGCCCAAATTGTTGTACACTTGAAGAACTACTAGAATTGGAGAAAGCATGAACACCACACTAAATGATTTAACTTATGCAGGGTCTTTCCATGTAGACAGCGGACAAGCAATTGTAGGTGACCCGTGCTACCTAGATGGCTATGACACATGCCATAACGAACCATGGGAGTTAGAAGGCAAAGAAGGTCAGTACTCTTATCAAGGTATATCTGCTACTACTGTTAAAAATGAGTTTGGTGAGATTTCTAATGGATTAGCCGTTGCATTTTCTACTGGCTACGGCGATGGCGTCTACCCTGTTTTTGTACAGGTAAATAACGAAGGCAGAGTTACTAAAGTAGTTATCGACTTTGAGGGGGATTTGGATCCTGATGAGTAATTGGACACAGGCAGCGCTATTTGATATCATTGATTTAAACCACACTACCGAAAGGACCCTACCATGGGAGCACGAACCAATTTCACTATCGTAACTACTGAAGACCCAAACCAGAATATTAATCTATACTCACATTGGGGTGGGGATTCTGGCGTCATGGACCTAGCACGGGCCCTTGACCTTGCAATGCCACGCATTCGGATGCATGATACAGCATATGCTACCCGTATCATTATCAATGCCCTGCAAGAAGACCATAACACTGAGACTGGTTATGGTATTTATGTTGGGGAAGTAAATCATGAGGAACAGTATGAGTACAAGGAAGTCGACCTAATTAATAATACTGTTACTATTGGTGACCTAACCAAGCCAATTGATAAGTTTATTAGTTATCACCTGGATATGATTTCCGCTGAGCAAGAGACGGTATAGGGTCAACCGTCCACATAATGAGACGGGGGCAGGTTTGTGGTGGGCTTGCCCCCTCTCCACTTTTTTGATATAATGGATTGAGAGGAGTACTATGTATAGAATCAGCAGGTCTGACACCAAGAGCAAGGAAGAAAAGGTTGCAGAGAAGATTGGCGTACTACTTAGTGACTTTCATCTTGACCTAGAAAAAGTTGGTGTCTATATGTCACGCAGTCTTCCGTATCTAGTTTATCGCAGGGCTCTAGAAGTATTAGAATCCGCAGAGTTTCAACTTGACCTAGTAGAACAAAAGAGAGTAGAATATAACCATGACCGACTTTTCTAAGATGTGTGAAATCCTTAACAAACTGTATGCAGAGTACAGAGACGAAGAGGAGTTCCAAGATTTTATTCAGTACAACGACTTGGGATTGCCGATTGCATATCTAACCCATGAGGGTCTTGTCACACCAACCAAAGATGCTGAACGCTATGTAGCAGAAACATGGCGAGTGTTTATGGAGTCTATTGGTGCAGACGAAGAAGATGAGTTTGATTCATTAGAAGAAATCCTAACCTACTACTACGAGAATAATCGGTAGTAGGGGCGGGACGTTCGATCAGACGTCGAATCATATCAAATCGGACATATCGTACAAACCATCAAACCTCAAAACCTTATTACGATCCGTTATAATTTTTCCCCAAAACTTTATTACGATGAACGAATATTTTTCCCCATTCATGGCCAAACCTTATATCATAAAACCTTATTTCTGTCAAACCAGGTGTATAATGGTATTATGACTAGAAACTATTTCTCAAGAAAAGGTGGTCCTTACTTTGTTGGACAAACCTTTAGTCAGCATAGTGAGAAACCAGAATATAAAGGTTTGGGATCTATTCCTATTATAGGTAAGATTGTTTCTACTCTTAAATTCCCCCGCTTTCACAAAGACAAATAGTCCTATCAGACATTACGATCCCCTGCGTTTTTGGCGGGGGATTACGAAGTAGTACCAAACCCCCTAGTATAAAAGACATTACGATAGACAAACCTTTTTCCCTGGTTTTTTAAATATTTACCAAACCTTTATATATTTTTTTCTGCAAAATCCTACAAAAATCTCACAAAATCCTACAAAATTTATAGGGGTTTTTAGGCTATAAAGGTTTGACAAAACCATGGTTTGGGGGTATAATCCGCTATCGGGATATGAAGGTTTGACAATATGAAGGTTTTGTGATAGGAGGTTTGGGGCCCCCAAGACATTACGATCCCAGATATAAAAGCGCTCCATACTCCATTTCACTCCACTTTCCTCCACCATAAGAAAATCTAAAAAATATCAGTAAGATTTATTATGCTATCAAACCACCCAAATCGGACATTTCTGTTAACCTTCATGTGCTACTATAGACATATGGAAGCAATAATTCTTATAGCATTTACATGGTATATGAGCAAACTATACTATACCAAAACCCCATTTCTTCATATATCAAAGTTAGAAGACGATGGTTTGGTAACTGCAAAATGCTCTAAATGCAATCAGGTTATAGTCACATCACCAGATAACTTAAGAGCACCCTTCTACTGCATGCTATGTAAATAAACCAGGGGATAAAGTTCTCTGGCTATGGGGCATATGGGCTATAATGAGTATATGAATGAATTTATTGACGACCCATGGAAACGCTTTAATGATATGAGAAAAACCCCACATGTCTGTGACTATGACTATAGGCTAGATGCTTCTGGAACCATGTTCTTTGAGATATGCAAACTATGTCTTGATACTAAGGGTATTATAGAGATGGGCTCTTGACTCCCCCGAAATTTGTGATAGACTTTGTTCTATGAACATAGAGTCCCTGTCTCACGAGCATTCCTTATACGAATATATTAAAACAGCACTATCCTTTAATCCAACCCTATCTATTGAAGTAGGAGCCCATGGTGCTGAATATTCTAAGGCGATGTCTGATAAAGGAATAAAGTCAATAGCCTTTGAAGCATCTCCAGCAGTCTATAACAAGTTTAAAGATACTATCTCTGGTTTTGATTATGTTCATATGGCTATGGCTGATTACAATGGAGTTATTTCTTTTAATATAGATACCGCCTTTAATCCAGCAGATGCAGGTCACAATAGTATAAAAGATTTTAATCTATCTTGGAGAGTAAATGGCGATCCAGTAGAAGTGTATTGTTCAACTTTAGACTCATATTTTAATGATTTAAAAGACGAAAATATATCTTTATGGATGGATGTTGAAGGAGCCAACAGGGAAGTTCTTCTTGGAGCAACTGATCTACTAGAAAAAGTGCAAACCATCTATATAGAGGTTGAGCATATACAGTTTTGGAAAGACCAATGGGTAAGGCAAGATGTAATAGATTTTTTAGACATCCATGGGTTTGTTCTAACTAGGGAATTTACTGCCTACGATAATCAAACTAACTGTATATTTATTAAAAGATAGGTTTTAAGTATTTGTCAGCATCATTATACATTTTTGGCTATTGACATATACCCTAAATTTTGAGACAATAGATACATGTATAAAGAAATTAAAATCAAAAACCACTGGGTCTACTACGGTGGCTCCTTCAAGCGCTTCGGGCTAGGCTTTAGCATTGAGCGCTACTCCATAAACTTAGACCTATTCTGGGTCTGGATTATGATAGAGCGATAAATGACGCAGTGCAAGCATGTATTTGATACAGACCTGGATGGCAGGATAACTTGTGTAAATTGTAATGTACACATTGAAGAAACACAGGTGTCCTTTGAATAGTTACGAAATCCCAGATCCATTTGAAACCTTTGTAGCCAACAAATATGCTAACGCCAAGGGTGCGGTATATGATTTCTTTGGTAGGGAATGGTCTTTTAAGTGTGCTTGTGATGAGGCTATCTATGCTCCATCCCGCAAAACTTTGATAAGTAGCAGGCTTTACCATACTAGAAATGTGTGCTTAGGTGGATATTAAAGTTGTAATTGAGGAGCATGTTTCTAGATATAAAAAGGGTCCAAATAATGGTAGAAGCCCCAAGAAACTTGAAACCAATTTTAGGTTAGATCCAATACCTTGGAAGTGGACCTTGCTTAGTGGTAATGATATTTTGACATATGGATATACCCATACAGAAGAAGATGCTAATAGGATGGCGAATCAGGCTATTAACCGATATAGCCCTTTTAGGGCTTAGGGTGGTTTGTTAACTCTATTTTTCGCCGAACTTAAAAGCAAAGGATAGGATATACTATAATCATGAAGGTTTTAATTGTGGCGCAAGCAAGGTCTGGCTCGACTAGTCTACTGAGGGCTGTAGGATATAGTTCAGATTTAATGATTATAAATGAGCCATTTAGAGATAGCCATAAATTTGCTGATGACTACAAACTTCTTAAGGATACAGATAATATAGTGGTCAAAACGGTTGGCAATTGGTTTTCTCGCATGGAAGAATTCTCAGATCCAAATCAACTGTTTTCAATGTTTGATAAGGTTATTGGTTTGACTAGAAATAACACAGAAGAAGCCACTAAAAGTTATCTTGTAGCAAGTCACTTTAACTCATGGCGTAAGGGTCAAAAAGCACACAAACTTTCTGAGGAAGAGTATAAAAAGATTATCTTAGATAAGTATGAAGAGCAACTTGAAGATGTTAAAAAAATACAATCAGAAATAAAATCATTTAACATTGAGCAGTTTACTTATGAAGGACTATTTGTAGATAGAACTGAGTTGGATGCTATAGAAAAGTACCTAGGTTTTACAATAAGGTCGGAGATACAAGGGGTAGTCTAGAGCCTAACTTTAAGCCTATTTTTGGCTTTAAAACAACTCATTTAAACAATGATATAATCGATTAAGAAAAGGGGCATCATGGCATTTCCAGGCAATCATGACTTTAAGTATTATCGTGGTGATACACACGAGTTTGATGTCTCCTTAAAGAATCAAGACGGAACTGATTTTAGTATAACTGGATATGAAACTGTTGCATTTACTATCGCTAATCAAAGAGGAGCATCTGGAACAAAAACTACAGCAGGTGCCACCAAGATTGAGCCTTCTGTTGTTAGGTGCCTTATTACTCCCGCAGTTGGTAGAACCTTAAGTGCTGGCACATATTTTTATGATGTTCAGATCACTGACACTACCCCCGATCCAGATGTTATTTATACTGTTTTGACAGGAACAATAACCGTAGTAGATGATGTAACTGGAGCAGTCTAATGCCAACCTTAGTGGTTGATAAAAAGATCACTAAACTTAATATAAATTTAGGTTTAGATACAAATATAATAAGGCAATCAATACCAAAACTAACAGTGTTTATGGGAATAGATACAGTCCTGGCTGAGCATAGTGTTCCTATTATCACTGTTTATGATGATAATTTTATAGAGCCTCCTGCAATATATGTGGATGCAGGATTATATAATCAAGAAGCAAACTCAGTAGACGCTGGATTTTATAATACAACATCTTGGCAAGAAACCTGGGATGCAAGATTTTCTTAAAATCACAAAGTAAAATTATTTTCAATATGATATAATCATTATATGTCACAAACCAAAGAAGAATGTTATTTTTGCGACCACCAAGCAGAATACGATCAAGTCGTAACTATGGGTGAGTCTAGATATACTGTTTCTGGAGTATGCAAGAACCACCTTCTTATGGGCCTATCTGCATGACAGGTATCAACTGCTCTATTTGTGGTCAGCCAGAGGCAAGCCAGGCTACCTCTAAGGCTATATACTGTGCTAGTTGTTATACTAAGTATGTAAATAAGTCTTGACTTACCCCGCAATATCTGCCATAATAGGTATATGCAAACCTTTCTACCTTCAGCAGATTACGAATACTCAGCCCAAACCCTAGACAATAAACGCCTTAATAAACAAATTCTAGAAGGCTATCAAATCCTTAAAATTTTATCTGGTGCATCTGAGTCTGGTGCTTGGCGTAATCATCCTGCTGTACTTATGTGGAAGAACTCTGAAGAACATTTGATGGATTATATTGATCATATGGTTTATGAGGCTAACTGGCGTGGCATTAGAACAGACAAAAATGTATCAAACCTAAAAGACCTAAAGTCTAGGTTTAGTAGTATGTGGGGTAGCATGAAACCTATTTGGCAAAAGCCAGAGCATTTAAACCGTGTGGTAGATAGTCATAAGGCTAACCTTTATAGAAAAGATTCTACTATATATGCTGAGTTTAGTTCATATACCGCCAAACCTTGCTGTGATAAGTGTTTATATTATTGGCCTACCCATGTAGAAAATAATCTTAAATTAAAAAGTAATTCTGGTTTATGATACAATAATAAAATGGAAAAAGTTTATATAGATAAAGAAATATATCAAATTCAAAATATTTTAAAATTAGATCAATTGAAAACTTTGCAGGAATATGCAGCAGATGAATCCGATTGGCACAACTATTCACGCAATGAATATACATACTCATATCAAAAAAGTGCAAACATAACAGAGTTGTGTTTAATTCTTGACACCCTGTATGACTACATAGAAAATTATGTTGAGCCAGGACTAAAGATTGCTAGATCAAAAAATATAATAAAAATTATACCGAATCAATTTGATCACAACACAACTAAATGGGCAATGAATCCACACGCAGATAATTCTGGCAATTTAGAAACATCAGATATTAAAAAGGGATTAGTTTTTTACATTAATGATAATTTTGATGGAGGTGAGATAAACTATATAAATAAAGATATAGTTCTCAAGCCTGTAGAAAATTCTATTATTGTTCATCCTGCTTATAATGACTATAAGCATGGAGTGCACCCTGTTACTAGTGGAAATAGATATTGCATAACTGATTTTTTTAGATAGATATAAAAATTTAAGTGATATAATGTTACTATGAACACTGAAAAAGTAGTAATTGAAAAAGACCTATGGTATATTGAAAACTTTCTTACAAAAGAAGAGTTGGACTGGTTTAAACCATATATAAATGATAAGCGTGGCTGGTATACAACAATGAGATCACCTTATAAAAATATTTTAAATAAATTTCCTATGGTAGATATCCCACTTGATGAAAATGGTAATTCTAGACTGCCAATTGAAGGTGACAAATATATTCAACCAGAGTTTTTCTTTGGTCAAAATGGAGTTGCATCCAGAATTAGGGATGTTATGCCACCGACCTGTCTAGCACATGGGGCAATTCAAACATTTAAATATTGCACAGATGAAGAAATAGATAGAGATTTAGATCCAAAACTAAGGTCCAACATGAATGGAAATGTGGTTGATTTTGCAATGCCTTGGCATTCTGAGTGGGATGAAACATCTCCAATTCCACCTTTCAGCCTATCTTTTAGTATTTATTTAAATGATGATTTTGAAGGTGGAGAGTTAGATTTTATGTACAAGCCATATAAACTAAAGCCAAAGGCTGGAATGATGGTTGGTGTTCCAGTAACAAAAGAGTTTACGCATAAGGTTAACAAAATAACTTCTGGATCATGGAGACACACCCTTTATGGCAATTCATTTAATGATGTAAACAATATACCATTTAGCACTTCAGAAGAGTGTTGATATGTGTGACTGTAGGGTTTGTCAGTTAGAATCTAAGTACCCAGAAGAAATTAACAAGGTAGTTGAAAAGGTCTTTGACTATATAATGGATGATTTATGATCATTAACTATCTTGATTGGCTTAGCATAAATAATGTTGAGTGGGAACTTATTTGACATGATGGGCTCAAATAGGGTATAATTTTAGAAGCAAGACTAACAAAAGAATGGGGTAATTATGATTGATCAATCAGATATGGAACAACTAATTCAACTAATTGAACAAAGGCGAGATCAGGTACTTGAAGCAAACAATCTGTCAGAAACAACAGACTCACTTCAATATAGTTGGGTACAGGGAATTTATAACGACATTATTGAATTTTTAAAAATACAATATTAGTATGAATAAAGAACCTAAAATTATGAAGATGGACTGGCGTAGTCTTAACTATTGGCCAGTTTATAAAGATGGTAAAAAGGTTTGGGTTCCAAAAGACAAGGTAAAAAAGGATGAAGATGAATGAAGACTGGACTAAAGATTTAACTGATGAGCAAAAGGCTCAGGTGTGGAACTTTATTGTTTATACAGTTAAAGAAATTCGTAATGACATTGCGATGGACATTCTTGCTACCTCTGACCTTTGGAAGTCTAGTGGATTAAACAAGTCCCGCCGAACTCAAAAAGCCTTTGACATTTGTGCAGCCATCGCATGGGGCAAGCATGAGTTAGAGCATCACAATATAAAAAGAGATATAGAAAATGCTTAGCATGCTAAAGATTATTGCTTGCAAGGTAGTTAATCATAGTTTAGTTCCTGCTGGATCATGTCCTTTTACTGGAGCAACATATCAATATTGTGAAAGATGTAGTGCAATGATACCGATGGAGATAGTGGACTAATGAAACAGTATAAGATTGATAATGGAAACAATAAATACACAAACATACCTAAAGATATTATTCATGAAATAATTATCGATCACTATCAAAAGTCATACCACATTGTTTTTGGCTTTAGTGGTTTGATTATTGGATTTTTATTAGCAGTGATTGCAGGTGTGTAAAAATGTGGTGGTCTTGGATATTGGCAGCCATTGGTGTTGCAGGCATATTCCTTGTAGGTCGTAAAACTATATGGGGATGGCTAGTTCTTTGTGTTAATGAATGTCTTTGGATTGCTTATGCCCTTGCAACTAATCAATATGGATTTATATTTGCTGCTATTGCATATGGTATAGTTTATGTTAAGTCTTTTCTTCATTGGAATAAAGATGAAAAAAAGAAGAAGATGGATGAATTCTATGCTACACAAACTAGTTTTGAGTAAGGGGGTACAGAGATGATACATGTACTTTTTTTAATACCAGCATTTATTATGGGATATATTGCATGCTATATTGCTATGACATATAAGGTTGAACAATAAGTGAATTTTCAGTCTGAATCTAAGAAGAGTGGCGATGAATTTGAAGATATAGTCTACAAAGACTTGATAAGTCGTGGCTTTACTAATATAGAAAAGAATTATGTTTTTAAAAATATAGGCTGTGAAGTTGATTTTAGAGCACATGGAGATATATTTGAATATGTAGAGTGCAAAGGTGGCAGGGATGGGGAAAACAAAAGACCTGGAGCCAAAAGAACAGATAATGTAAAGAAGGCTATTGCCAATGGCTCTTTAATCAAATTATCTAATACATTACGATATGTAGTTTATTTTTCTGCACGACCAGAGCCAGGATCGTATTCAGAAAAAATGATTAACACTGCATTAAAAAATAAAATAATTGACGAAGTTAGATACATAGATTATGTCAGTTAAAGAAATAATTTCTAAATCCTTACAAGAGTCTGGTCCTACTGCAATCAATATGCATAAAATTGAAAAACATTTTATTATGGATATCAACTACTCTGTTATTGTTGATAAGATTATTTTAGATCTTGAATTAAATGGATATGTAATTGTATTAAAAGATTCATAATGACAAGGAATTTTAGTACATGCACTACTACACTGTAGTTTTAAATATAACAAAACAATAACTAGCAGTGTTATCAAATGTAACCAAGATAAAGTTGTATCCTTTTTCCTTTAGATATTTCTTTATTGGTTCATATGTATAGTATGTGTCTTCAATGATATATATGCCATTATGCTTTAACTTATCCCACGAATTTTCTAACAGGGTGATATTTGCATGTGCTTCATGCAAACCATCGTCTAACATAACATCAAAGTTTGATTCGCCTATCTGCTCCCACATATTTTTAATAGACTCTGGATCAGTCTGATCAACTTGATATGTTTTAATTCTATCTTCTTCAAAAAGAATTCTTTCATCTATGTCTGCACCGTAAATCTGAGCATTCCAGAAGTAGTCTCTCCAACCCCTAAGAGATGCACCTGGTATGCCATTAACAGTCATATTTGATTTTACATCTTCATTATTTGTACCTATGCCACATTCAAATATCTTCTTGGCATCATCACGAATTGTTGCAAATAGTATGTGATAAATGTCTGTGTATCTATTTGCTATCCAGCCAGAAGGTGTTACATCTACCTCATGAGGAGAACCCTTGTCGCTTCCATAATTCTTCATTAATGATGAAAGGAAGTTTGCCCCCTTGTCATATTCAATACTTATCTTATTCATATTATCCCCACTTTTTCATTACGAACTTATCATAAAAATATTCCATTGCAGACTTTGGTGGAAAATAATTTTTGTCTATTCCTCCACGAGTTGTCATTGAATGATAAACAGAAACACTCTTTGATTTTTTTTCTAATAGTTTAATTTCTTTTATATATTTTGGGTTCCACAGTTTTTCCCATTGTGACCAGTGAACTCCACAAAAAACTTCCATTGGCTGAACATGTTCCATCAATTCAAAAGATCTAAATGCTTTATCTACAAGGGCTGGGCCAACATCAGTCCACTTAATCTTTGTTTTATCAAACTGAGTTGATTTCTTAATTAAATAATTTAATGCTGGAGAATCTTGCGGTAAAGCAAGAACACCACCAACCACTGTATCATTTTCCAGGCAAGCATAGGTGTTTCCAAGCCCATCCCAATCAGGGGATAGACATATAGTGTCAGCATCTACCCATGTTAAACCAGTCTTCTTAATCATTCTGTATCTAAATAGGTCAGAAAAGGCTGCGTATGTTTCTTGTACCAAGAACATCTCTGACTCGTCCATTATGTCCCCCGCAAAAGCCTTCTGAACGCCTTCTGGGACCTTCATATCCATGTCATAGACATAAAGAGTAAGGTCGTGTCCATGATATATAAAAGAGGATAAAGATACTTCTTGTATTTTTGTCATGGGATTTCCTACCCACAAAGATCCAAACTTAGCCATGCTATCCCCCAAAAATTCTATCTCTTTTTAATATAATATTAGTTGCACTCTGATTGCTGCTTTGATAAAATATTGGATTAGCCAAAGCATAAATATTAAAATATCTTTGGATTCTAGCAAAACTTTGATCAACATGTACACTGTTTTCAGAAGAATATTTAGAAACAATTTTACATGTATTTATGTATTCATCTGTTATGTATAAAATTGCATGGGTAGCAAGCATTCCACTTACCCTATATATTCCTTCAAAATCTTTGTGTTTTGAAAATGTAAAGTTTTCTCTCTTAGAAGTATCACGATTAAAACCCCATTCAGATAAACCTAAATAAACTGCATCGGCATCATCTGGAACTTCAATTATAGGTTTTTTATTTTTTATAACGCAATCATCTTCAAGAATAATAGCCTTATCTTTAAGATTAGATAATATATTATAATGAGAAGTTGCACAACCAGAAAGTGGATCACCTGGTTTATTTACAGCATTGGACCTTTGAGCATTTTGAAAACCAAAGTCCTCAATTAAATTTTTCATAGACTTATCTCTTTTAATATCTTTTTTAATATTGATATAGTATGTGTCTATTTCTCTTAGATCAATTTGCAATTTGTTTACCACCATTTAAAATATATTCATTAGAAAATTTTCTTTTTATTTCTTTTAAGTTTTTTGCTGTTGCTTTATTATCAACAATAAATTTAATGTAAACATTTAATTTTTTCATTTTATAGTTTGTAAAGTTAGGAATATAATATGAAACCCATAAATCATCTAGTATCCAGTACTCTTCTGGGCAAGAAAAAAACTTTTCATCTAAAAATAAATTAGCATTACACATAAGTCCACCACCACCAACATAATTTACCTCATCATTTGGACCACAAAAATCTTTTTTCCAGTAATCTCCAGATATATAGTGTGCATAAAAAGATTTGATTGTATCTGGCTCATATTGTTTATAACAATTTTCAATAAAGTTTTTATCAATAATTTGATCATCATCTATAAAAACTATTATTTCGTAACCTTCTTTTGCAAGTTCTTTTGCCAAAAAGAATCTTGAAAATATACTATATTTATTGTTATATTCTTTGATAAAAACATTATTTTTAAAAAACTTTGATTTTTTCTTCGATGTATTTAATAGGTGTGGATCATTGTTAGAATTATCACAAATATAAAAATCAAAATTATTATTTGTTTGTTCTGATAAAGCGTCATATGTTCTTGGAAGATTTTCAAGTCTAATATAAGTACACATAATTAAAGCCATTTTAGACTTTTCTTTAATTTTAAATTCGTATAACAAACTGTTCATATTTAACAGTATACCATTACAAAGAAAGGCCAGCCTATCTCTAGACTGGCCAATCTATTTGTAACTACTTCTTCTTTGGAGCAGCCTTCTTAGCGACCTTCTTAGCAGCCTTCTTAGCAGGTGCCTTAGCAGTCTTCAGAGCCTTATCAACTGTTGCAGCATCTGGAAGTACACCAAATGCCTTGTCATTAGGATTGATTGCTCTAATGGCTACTGGAGCAATTGCAGCAACTAGTGCTGTCCATAGATCCTTTGGATCTGTAACTCCCGCCATGTATAGCGCTAGCCCTGATGCAAGTACTGAACGACCATATGAAGCCAGTAGTGCCTTAAGTTGTGCTTGCTTTTCGTTATGATGTGACATATTTCCCTCCTAGGATTGTCTTTGTATTAGTATAGCATATAGCCATATGTTATTTTACTGCTTGCTTTCTTCTTCTGGCAGTAGTTTAACTAACTTATCATATGCTTCTGTGATTTTTTTCATTGAGTAATAGTTTGGTTGCATAGAAACTGTGTCGCCATACTCTTTAAAATATTCTATTTCTGGTTTTATATCTTCAATAAATTCAGAAAGTCCAGACTGAACATCTTCTATGTATGTGAATGCCCAATCTCTAGAATCAGATAAAAACTTAATAAAGTTTTCTTTGTGAACTTCTTGATCTGTTGTATTTTTAAATAACTCGTCATCAACAAATTTTTGTAAAGTCATATTATCAATAAACAATTTTGCACAATGTTCTGTTAACTTGGATAATTTTTTAAGAGACAAGTAATATGCAAAAAATGAAAGAACTGATATTAAAGAAAGACATGCAATTATTACATTTGTAATCATTTTATAGCCTCCCTAGTAACCAGCACAATCGCACCTTCCATCTCTAAGGCATTCTTTAGATTAACCACATACTGTAAGGCCTGAACCTTTTCATCATGACTCATCCACATAAAAACCTTTTCATCTAATTTTACAGTAAGAAATGAGTCGTTGTCAATAATATCAACAGAAAAACCTTCTGGAGCCTGTATAGAATGAAACGCTCTACGCATAGCATCTGTATACATTAGTCTTTTATCACTGGGTCTAGTCTGTCCCAGTGCCCCCTATGACTACCCTGAAATATTTGCCCAGTCTCTCTATCAATCAAAAGCCATTTTTCAGGAGCCTTTGTTTTAACAGTCAGAACAACTGGCACATCCAAAGTATCAAATAGTTTTATTTCTCTTAATCCATTGTCAATGTTTTCCATGTTTGTGCCCAATCGTTTTTACTTTTGTGATTATTAAACTCTCTAGATATTTCGCCAGCCTCAATATAAACACCGCCCCAGACACCCCACTCTTTTCCAGAAACTCCTACCGCAAAACATTGCTTTGCAACTGGACATGAACTACAAATTGAATCTATTGCTAGACGCAATGTTGGATCATCTTCATACTTATCAAAAAAGATGTTAGTTTCAAGACCTAAACATGAAGCACTATCTTTCCATATGTGCTGTTTCATGTTTATCCTTTATATCTGTTTGGAATATCCCAGCCGTTTCGATCAAGTTTGAATACTCGTTGTGTGTACCATTGACCATTGACTCTAATACCGTTGACAGCAGTTCTGCCCATATCGGTTTTCTTTCTTTCTGCAACATCCCAGCCAATCCAGGCTAAAGATCTATTTGATGCAACAATTTTTTCCATTGTTTCTAAACTATCTATAATCATTTTATCCCCCACTTAGTAACGAAAAAGACCGACTTCAATATTATTCTTTTCAGCAATATCAACTAACTTTGAATTAGGTTGTTTTGGTCTACTTAAAAATGCAAAGTAGTTAACTTGATTTATATTTTCTTCAAGCCAATTGTTTGCAACCTTGTAAAACTTTATCTTACGACCCCTTGCTTTCATTCCACGCTCAGATAAATTTGAGAACTCTGAAACAAAAGAATTAATACGAGCAGGACCAGCAGAATAGATTACGAACTCTTTATCTTCTTCAGGCATGCCAGATAGTGCCACACCCATTGCACGAATGAAGATGTTGTAATCATCAAAATCATTCGTTCCCTGTACTGCTACGATCATTTTTTACTTTTCCATTCTTTAAACTATCCAGTATGGATAGCATTTTTTCAACTTCTAACTTAGACATAGACTCTACATTTACTGGCTTTGCGGTTTCAGTATTTACTTCACCGTTGAAAGCATCTGCAACATAGAATGTGTTATCTGAAACCCAGTATGCCTGGTTTCCATAAACAACTACACTAATCATATCCTTTTCTAGTCGCTTTGTCAACTGAGAAGAAGGTTTTTCTTGATTTTCTACACCCAAAGAAAAAAAATACTTTAACATATTATGCATATCGCTTTGACGATATATTACATAGGAATTGTTTCTTTTATTTATTTTCTTTACTATAACAATTATAGACCAAAAAACAAGCAATGTCAAAGGTATTGCCAGCAAATATATCATGCTATGGCTTTCTAAAACTAAATGCGCTTCCTACCCAAGTAGAATCTGCTTTCTTCTTTTCACGCTCTACAATGCCTCGTGACCAAGAGAATCCAGCATCTCCACCCCATGCAAGCCACATGATGTAACCATTTGATGGATCAGACTGGTTTGCCCAGTTCTTACCCTTCTTGTCAACTTCATGTCTTGAGAAGTATGAGTACATTCTTTTAACAGTACTAAGAGATAGTGTTTCTCCTCTTGCAAGTTGTCCAGCACGAGTCCAACCTACTGCTGTGCCTGCACCCTTAGCCTTACCATCTTCTTTAAATTTAATTGCTTTTCTTGCTGCAGATCTTGCTCCCGCAGGTGGTGAGTACCCTTCTGCCTTTTCAACAGAGTCTGTTTCATAAACTACTGTATCATCATCTTCCCAAAGGTCATCTGCTTTTGCTGCAGGTACACAGTTAGGAACCATTCTTCCACCATCTCCTGGCTTCATACCACGCTGCACATATCCATCCCAGCAAGGTGCTTGCTTAGAAATTTCATCAGGACAACATTCTGTCTTTCCAATTGAGTTATCATATGCATCCATAAGATCTGGTTGTGCATTCATATTAGGCATATCTTCAATTGTTAGTTCTGGTTCAACTGGTAGAGGATCAATTGCAATAAATAAACTCATCATACATGCTGAATATGTTCTTGTTGCTTCCCATAAGCCACTATCTTCTTGTTCAAATAACTGAATTAGTACCGCAGGATTATCTGGAGTTGCTTCAAGTGTATATTCGCCACCTGGAACGCCAAGCATTCCTTCACGCATTACATGAACTACTTGACCAATATGAAATTCTTCATCTCCACCATGTGCAGTCATAGCAAAATCGCCCTCTTTAAGGTTTGGCATAGATTTGCCAATGTTACCCTCACTACGATTTATTGCATAAATTTGTGCTGCTGCTTCTGCTCTTGTCTTGTGGCATCCCATAACTTCTCCACCCTCTTTAACTGCAGGGTAGCCAGAACAACCATATGAACCCTTTGATCCTACCTTATATGGCATGGGAACCTCCTTATACTATCTAACCATTATATCAGAGTTTAACCCATGAAATGACGCTTAATTTCATCTAAAGCCCACTTAAGATCTTTAGAAAGTTCGGCAATCTCTTTGTCATCATGTGCTTTAAAGTTTAGCCTAACCAAAGGATTATCTTCGCTGAAGTCTATATCAACAAACCCCATTTCCCATAAAGCCATGATCTCCTTGTTAACAGTATTTAAGTGCTCTTCATATAAATCTGGCATTATATCTTTCATTTTTGGTGTAACTGAATATAAAAACTCACCAGTTTTACTGTCAATACCTGCAACTTCTAGGGCACCCTGAAGAATTAAATCATCGATAATAGCATCTTCATTATTCACCGTTGATAAACTCCTCAATCTGCTCTCTTGTTTTGGCACCATTCATACGGCGTACTTCTTTGTTGTCTTCAATTAAAATAAATGTTGGTATTGCTTTAATCTCAAACTTCCTGCAAAGATCACCATTGTCATCAGCATCAATAAACTGAAACTTAATTACATTGTCTCTATCAAGTTCTTCAGCAATAGGCTTGGTACGCTTACAAGGGTTGCACCAATCAGCAGTAAAGTAAAGTATGTGTCTCATTACTTACCAGACTTTGCTCTAGCCTTTTTAAGTGCCTCAAAATCCTTTACCTTGGTATCTCCCATATATCCCCAAGCATACCCATCATTAATCATCTTATCATTGATTGATTCGGTATCATCATTAATATAAATCCATCCTAGAATACGACCATACTTTTCTGATGAATCCATCTTCTCAGTCTTAATTACAACAGACTTAGCATCCTTCAAAGCCTTCTTTAGATACTCTTTAGACTCAAGGCCTAGCGCTTTTTCTTTTAGATCTCTTGTTCGTGACTCTGGGGTATCAATACCAGCAAGACGAACACGAGATGAAAACAAAATGTCAAACCCTAAATCAATTAAAACATCGATGGTATCTCCATCAACGACATTCTCTACCTTACGAACATAGTACTGATACATGTTTAGTTACCAGCCTTACGAACTACAGGTTTATTATGATTGACATAGTATGGACCAAGGTCTGCCTTTATTCGTCCATCTTTTCTTAGTTTAACAATTCTTCCGTTTTTAATTTGTGTAGTATTGAACGGATGCTTATTATTACCCATTTTCTAGCCTCTTTCTTTCATCAATTATTTCTACCATAAACTTCATAATTTTATCATAACCAACAGCATTGTCTATGATTTTATTATAGTGATGGCTGCAGAACAGTAGTTCACCAGCCTTACCGATTACCTTAACATAGGCTTGTGCATAGCATGAGTCGCATCTATCAGTAGCATCTAGTACCCAGATATCTTCCATTGTATCAGTTGTCATACTACTATTATACTACCAATCAAGAGCATAGGCAAATCAAAACCTAATAAATTTGCTATTGGGAAACTCACTTTTAGGTTTAATTTCAATCATTGCTGTGCTATTTTGTGATCTATCCTTATCTTCAATAATATGAACAAGGTTAAACTTTGACTTACCTATAAACTTTTTTGCCTCATCATTTAAGTTTAAACTATCTGTCAAAGTATTTGAGTTTAACTTATTAACTAAAGACTCTAACAAGAGATAAGATGGATAATAGGTTGAGGCAGAGTCTATAAATATTATTGATTCATCAGATACTTTATCTAAACAACTTACAATAATATTTTGAACTGTATCAGGACCATGATCAAAGTCAGCAAAAAGTATATCTATTTTAAAGTCAATACTGTTAAGTGACTCTATATCAATATTTTCATTTTTAAATACAACATAATCTTTTATATCATATTCACTAATTATTTGATTAATAAATTCAAAATATTTTTTACCTTTAAATAAACTATTATCGTAATGCTGAATATCTTCTACCCAGTGAAGGCCATTATCTACTGTAGTAACTTTGCCAAAACCATTTTCTTTGCAGGCTAATGCAGACCAAAGCATTGTTGATCCAACGCCAGTACCTAACTCAACTATGTTTTCTGGCTTACGCATTTTAATTAAACTATATAAAAAAATAGCAAAATCTTCTGTTCCATATCCAACAGCATCCTCTAACTCTTCTGTTAGTTTTTTTGCTTTATTAAAGTCAGTCACTATCGTTTTCTATTATCTGTGGAATAAAAACCAGAGCCATTAAATACCACGCCTGGCGATTGCCATTGACGCTGCATTATTTCATTACAGCACACAGGCTCAGTACTGTCGCCAAAATCTCTTTTGTATTCAACAGAACTAGAGCACTGTGTGCATCTATAATCATATATTGGCATTACTTTGACTTTTTCTTTTCCCTTAAAAGCCAAACTGGAGATCCTGGAAACTGCTTCCCAAGTTGGTATCCAAGAAGATTGGCAACAAATGAAATTATTTTAAATTTCATTACTTTACCTTGTTTCCAAACTTAGCCCACAATCTTTCGTGGGTAAAGTAAAATAACATTTCCAGTGTTAGGTATGATAGTCCATATAGACCTACGTACTCCCACTCTGCTTCTCCAGTAAAATACTTAAGAACAAGATAGATTATTCCAGAAACAAATATAAAATGTACAAACGGCCAACTAATTGTTTTTAAGAGTGACCTCTTCTTTGATTCCATACTACTTGGCCTTTAGTGCTTTTAGAGTTGCCTGATCTACTACTCCTGTTGTTGGTAGTCCAGACTTCTTCTGAAAGTCTTGAACAGCCTTTGCAGTACCTGGACCAAAAGCACCATCTGCTTTAATTCCAAGAAGTGTTTGTACAGTTTTTACTCCTGCGCCCTTTGAACCATTCTTAAGTGGTTTAAATGCTGCAGCCTTCTTTGCTGTTGGCTTTGCTGTAGGTACTGACTCTGATACAGCACCACCCTTTGATAGTAGTGGAGCGTTTTCTTCTCCTGCATAAACTGGACGACCCCAACCAACAACTGCGTTAAGAAGTCCCTTTTTGTTCTTTACATAAGCACGAGTCTTCTCTACACACATTCCGCCATTGCGTTGGTCTCCCTTTGCAGTGCCTGAAGTGTTTCCTTCAATAACTTGAATTGTTCCATCGCCATTGTTCTTAATGCAAAGACCAACATGTGAAATACGATTTACACCATCATCTGGGAAATCAAAATAAATCCAGTCTCCTGGAGTTGGATCATCGTTGCGAGCATCTGCCCAACGATTATTCTTTTTAAACCAATCTGCTGCTGCAACTGTAGATGCAGACTTTGGATACTTCTTTGGATCTAATCCAGATGTAAATGCAGTCCAAGAAACAAATGACTGACACCATGGCTGAAAGTTTGCACCTGTCCACTTACCATACTTTGTTTCGTTGTCTTTTGGACCCTCGATAGTTCCAACTTCTTTCTTAGCAACTTCAATAATTGCTTCTAATGAGCCTTTGATAGCCATAAACCCTCCTAAAGTTTGTTACATCTATTATAGCAAAGAATGAGCAGTTTTACAACTTACTCAGGTTGTCCCAGGTAGCGTCCTGAAATTTAGTTAATTGCAATTGACCTAGGCTTTTTATCTTCAGGAATAATACGATCTACATTAATATGTAGCATACCATCCTTTAGATCTGCCCCAGTCACTTCCATGTACTCACCAAGAGCAAATGAGCGTGTGAACTTACGGCTTGCAATACCCTTGTGTACCACTTCTGCGTCCGTAACTTCTGTAATCTCACCCTTAATGATAAGTGTTCCATTATCTACTGAAACATCAATATCATCCTTGGTAAATCCTGCAACCGCAATAGATAGCCTATATGTATCTTCATCTAGTTTGATAAGATCATATGGAGGATATGATTGCGAGTTTACTTTATGTGCATTATTAAGACGGCTTAACTCTCTGTTAAAGCCAATAAAAAAAGGATCATTAAATAGATCCAGACCAAATTGTGTTACCATTTTTATTCCCCTTTCAAGCGAATAAGTTAGTGTACCCCCGAAGGCAGTACCTTAATATTATATCACATGCTTTAGTTAACATCAAAAAATGAAACTATATTGTATCTTTTGCCTTCAGCAACACGGTTAATCCTATGTATGTTTTTAATTCCTCCAGGAAAGGATAGAATGGACCCAGCATTTAGTTTTATCGATAGGTCATGGTCTCTAAAAAGTATTTCTCCACCGAGATAATCATCATTTAAGTATAAAATTGTTGAAAACTTATATTGCGATGCCCCAATATCATTACCGTCTATATCAGAATTATCTGAGTGGTAGTTACCAAAAGATTCAGTTTGCCATATTAGTCCATGCATAGTGGTAAGTTTTGCTGATATATTATGTGCATGTTCTGTTAAATACTTAAATTTATTATTTAAAGTATTAACTTTGTGTTGATCAATACCAGTACTATTATTTTCTATTGGTATATCAAGTTTAATACCATCTATTAGTTCAGAATTTGTTTCTTGTTTTTTTGAATATTCAGAATCAAAATAATCTATATACTCTTGACATTCTTTTATAGTAAAAACATTAGGATACATAAAGATATCATAACCACCTAAAAATTTTTTTTCTAACATTTCAACTCCACTATATAGTAGTGCTGCTTGGCATTGTGGCGCTGGTTGATGGCATCACTATGCCGTTCTTCCACTGCTCTTTTTGAATTTCTTGCATTTCTTTTTCAGATAGTTTTAGTTCTTCTAAATCTACTTCATAACTTGAGTCCGCATAATCATAAGACAATAACATAGTATATCTAAAACCATTTTGTACTTCTGTGACAGCATGAACATTATCAATACCAACATCAAAAATAATGCATGTTCCAGTTTCTGGCTTAATAGCAATGTTATGATCTCTAAATGTTAAGAACCCACCGTCATAGTTATCGTTTAAATAAAGAATGGTTACTAGTTTATTAGCCATCCAGCCATTAGGGGTTCCATCTAATTCAGCATTATCTGCATGATCTGCTGCAAACGAACCGTGATCCCATCTATGAGTGCTTAGCGCTAAAAGTTTAAGTTTTCTATTAAAAAGATTTTCTGCTTCTAAATGAAGGCGATCAGTAATATCGTTTAGTATTTTTCCCCAATGTGCATCATGAGGTTTACCAGTATTTCCAATTACATTAGAATTATAAAAACATGTTGGTTGCCATGCATCAAGACTATTCCAATAATCTACTAAAGCCTGAGACTCTTCTTTTGTAATAAAGTCTTTAATTTCTAGTATATCATTTTTGTACAAAATCTTTTGCATTGATTCTCCAATTTTAATAATTATACCATACGTACCCCTGGCAGGAATCGAACCTGCGACACATGGCTTAGAAGTCCATTGTTCTATCCACTGAACTACAGAGGTGTGGAGCGAAAGACGAGGCTCGAACTCGCAACATCTACCTTGGCAAGGTAGTACTCTACCATTGAGTTACTTTCGCTTAGTACACCAGGTAGGACTTGAACCTACGATAACCGAATTATGAGTTCGGGGCCTTAACCAACTTGGCTACTGGTGTCTGGCTGGTCTGGCAGGTCTCGATCCTGCGACATCTCGATTAACAGTCGAGTGTTCTACCAACTGAACTACAGACCAATATTTATTTGTATTCTTTTTTTGATCTCATTTTATTTTTATAACCATTAATAAAGGTACTACGAATCTTTAAAAATTGATCATCTATTTTTGATGATGCAATATCTGCATCAACAATATTCATATGCCAAGCATCTCTCTTAAATGGTAGAACCTGAACCAATGGAGTGCCTTGCTTAATGACACCAACAAAACCATTTTTTACATAAAATGATAGGTGTCCATTAGATATATACTTATCTGTATCTACTATAGCACCAACCGCATCAAGAGGAGTTGGATCTTTATAAATAGGATTAGTAAATAAAGTGCTATAACCGCTAGGAGTAGATAATGACCAAAAAGGATTTATCCTCAATAAATCTTTATGGTAATATTCTTTGTCATATGGAAGTTCTGAGTATTGATCACGATGATGTGATGCAAATATATTTTTTACAACATCCCTAATAGCGTCTGGAACAGAATACTTTAGTTTATCTAAATTGCTGGCATCTATATATATATCACAAGGTGATAGTATTAAGTATCCACTTGTCATAAAGTCAAATACTGGCATACATCTTTTTATTGTTGATGAAGTAAAACCTAAACTAGTTGTTAATTCATCACTGCCTGCAGAGTTCTGTCTCTTATACCAATCAGGCACCATCGATGATGCTGGTACAGGCCTAGGGGCAAATATCTCAGTAGTTTTATCAAATGGATAGAACTTAATCTGATTCATATTTACCCCCCTGCCTTTACCTATTAAGGATTAACTCGAACTACCTTTGTTGGGGATGCCCCATTAATAAGGTACTGTGTTGCTACAGCCACTGTTGCGGAAGATGTTGTATGAGGAATTCTTCCAAATACCGCAGATTCAAAATTACTTATGTTTGCATCTGCTACATAGTCTGTATTGGCATCTAATGCGTTAAGACTTTGTAAGACTCCAGCAGTATTTAATGAGCCAGTGCTTACTGACACTGTATCCGTAATGCATGCTGGATAATCAATCTTTGTCCCTGGTCTATTTCCAGTAGAAACAAATACAGGAATATTTTTAGACTTAAGAGTTGCAATTAAAGATCTAATCGTTGCATCTGCTCTTGATACTCCACCATAAGGTGCTGTGTTTGTTGATGCTGGAGAGCATGTACCATTACCGTTAAAAAATCGTGAGACTGATACTGCACCAACAGAATTTGAATTTACATTTACCCAGTTAAGTGCATCAATAAAGTTTCCAGCATTTACTTCTGCTACAGACTTAGAACTTACTGCTGCAGAAACCAGAAGAATAATTGGAACGCTTGCGCTCTGCTTCTTTGCTACCTCTGCCATAGCATTACCATGGTTGATTGCATGAGATAGAGATGGGCTTGAAACTTTTACAATATCTGTACATGTTTCATTTTTAATAGTGGTGCACTTAATATTTGATGCACTAACCTTTGAGTCAAAGTATGAATCAATGATTACCAATGCTTTTTGATTTGATGCTTGAACTGGCTGTACTAAAACAAGTCCAAGAACTACTGCTACTGCTAACGCTACCTTTTTCATTTTTACCCCTTTAGTTTTACTACGTATTGACATGGGTCGCCCCCTGCTTCCCACTCTTCTTGCTCTTCTTCTGTCATGTATGGATCACCATCATGAGTATTACAAAACGGTTCAGTTACCCATCCCCGCTCAATTCCATTACTTAGCCATATCTCAAACTCTAAATAGTTATCATCGTCTATCATATTACAAGTATAGCCTTAAATGCTTACTACGTCAACTGGACCCATGCACGATGGGCTAAATTTAATTGCTGCACTTACTGCAGAAACTACTCTGTTTCTTGCATTTTTTTGTTTATCAGTTGCATAAAGAACTCCGTAAGCATATTCTGCACCTGACCCCATTGCAAGATATGGCAATGTATATTTAGATAAAGACATATCTGCAGAACTATGCTCATAGATTTGACCACGAACACAAATAATCAAACCAAGATCTCCATCTTTTGATGTATCTACCCAGTAGTCATTATAGAATTCTCTAAGTTCTTTAATAAACTTAGTCTGCATAAACTTATCTGTATCTTTGATTGTCGGTGCTGTTGGATGAAAGTTATATCTAATTCTTTCGCCATCCATTGCACCTGCATACCCAATTAAGTATGGGCCAATTTTCCAAACCTTGGGAGCATCAAGTGCTAGAATAGTTCCATCGTCAGATGCACCTCTATCACCAGCCATGAATATCTTGTTATTGATATCATCACGAACTACTGCAATACAAGTCATGCAGAAACCCCTCCCAATTGGATATATTTAAGTATACCATCCCTTGGAAGGGGCTGTCAAACATGGTTAAATATGTTTAACTATGCTGTTTTTGATCTTTTTCTGCGTGTTTCTACTGCTGCATCCTGCACTGTTACTGCATTTTTATCTGTGGTAGAAAATGCTGCATTGATCTCATCTCTTGTGAGTTTGCCGTCATCCATAAATGCACGAGCCAACTTCTCAACTACAACTGCGACTGCACTAAGTCCAGCAACTGTCATAGCCTTTGCTACTGAGATACCTGCAATTGCACCCGCACCAATTACTGCTAGTGCATTTGCTGCAAATACCGCAACAATACGCATAAGAATGTTCCAAATATTTGTGATACTGTTCATGTTTACTCCTCTCTGTTTCTAATAGGACTAGTTATAATCCAAAGACCAAGGGTTCCCATGATTCCATAGCCTACGATAGTCTTTGCACTGCCATCTAATACAACCCAGGCAATAAACATTCCAAGAAGAGTCCATGCCTGATCAATTAGATCTTTTATTATATTCTTTATTATTCTTACCATTTTCTTCCTCCTCTTGAACCTGGTGAATTAGCGCCAGATGCGCCACCCCCACCAGAACTTCCTCCTCCTGTGCTACCTCCAGTTGCCCCTCCTGCTGCTACTGCTGCTGCATTAATTGCTGCTCCTGCTGCTACAACTGTTGCCACAACCATTTCTGTGGCTTCTTCTCTTTCTGCTTCTGTCATATCAGCACCAATGCTTCCAAGTGCTGCCAGTGCTGCTCCTGGGTCTGTAAATGCTGCCTGAAGTAATGCACCTGGATCTTGAACCAACTCAATATTTGCTGCCACTTCTGCAGTAATTACAAGAGCATTCCCATTCTCATCTGTACGAAGTTCAACTGGTGTTGATGGTGGAAGATCTGCATATGAAACTCCAGATGCGACTATTGCTGCTGCAGTGATGGCCTCTCCAGGCTTAAGATCTTCTAGTAGTGACTCAACAACAACTTCTTTTTGTTCTTCAGTTAATTCTTTTCCATCTTTAGCATCTTCAAGTATTTCTTTTAATTCTTCTTCTTTTTCTTTAGCCTCTTCTTCTTCAGCCTTTGCTTCTTCTAATTCTTCTTCTTTTGCTTCGGCTTCTTCTTTAGCCTTTTCTTCTGCTTCTCTAGCAGCCTCTGCTTCTTCTTCTAATCGTTCTGCTTCTGCCCTGGCTTCTTCTTCAGCCTCTCTAGCAGCCTCTGCTTCAGCCTCTAATCTTTCAGCCTCTGCCTTAGCCTCTGCTTCTGCTTGGGCTTCTGCCTCTGCTTCTGCCTCTGCTTGTGCTTCTGCTGCTGCTTCTTCTGCAGCAATCCTATCTGCTTCTGCTTGTTGTGCTTCTGCTTCTGC